TTAACAGAGTTTAAAAACAATATTAGAACCAAGCACATTCAAAGTGCCAAGGTTATCCTAGACTTTAAAGAAAAGAAATGTGTTGTAAACAGTCTCAACAGAGAAGCTACATTTGATGATATGTTAGAAATGTATAAAAGAGTATTGGGGGATCAGTTGACCCCCCATCTCCCTAAAGATTAATCATCACCATATATTGTTAAGATCTCCTTTACTGCCTCGTGGCGTTCAATGTCTCCTGCAGTAAATTTGCAAAGATCTACATACCTGTGATTTGCAAAGTTGTTATACAATCCTAGGAACTCGAGAAGACCGTTATTAGCGGGTCTATCTGCTTGTTGCAAATCTCCAGTGACTACCATCTTAGATCCAATACCCAGCCTAGTAAGCAGCATTTTCATTTGACTAGGCGTAGCGTTCTGCATTTCGTCTGCTATAATTACTGAATTTTTAAAAGTCCGACCTCTCATATATGCTAGAGGACTGGTCTCAATGATTCCTTCCGCTACCATATGTTCAATTTCTTTGGAATTGTAATTTTCAGCTATCACATCCATTATAGGCCTTGTCCAAGGGGCCATTTTTTCATTTAGATCCCCGGGTAAAAACCCGTGATCTTCATCTACTGATACAGCTGGTCTTGTAATTATTATCTTGCTAGCATCTCCGTATTTGAGTTGATCAATAGCCCATTGCACAGCCAGCATGGTTTTACCCGTGCCTGCAGGACCTGTAGCAAACACAATCATTTTATTTGGATCGTTTAGCTTTAACAGGTAGTCTTCTTGACTGAGATTTTTGGGATATATTTGAACTCTAGGACGTTTTTTGTAAGATGTGTTATCTACTAAGTTAATGACGTTAGACGTTTGGTAATGATGAGCATTAGCTGTTTTCAGCGGTGCTGCTTTTCTTCTCTTCATATAAGGTTAGCCCTCCTGTAAGTGTTAGGCACGGACCTCAAACCGTTGGTGTCCGTGGCCGAACACAACAGTATTTAACAACAAGTTTCAAAAGTTATAAGTTGTGTTAAAGAAACTACCGGAATAAATACAATGGGAGATACTATGGCCGACATCAAAGACATTATAGCTAATATAGAAAACGTATACGGATCTAACAATAGTCTCAATCTTTTGAAAGATTTTGAAAGAGTTATTGATGAATTAGACACCTACGTCTACGATAATTGGATAGAAGGCGAACTAGTCCAAGGTCCTATTGAAAGTAGATACTGGGTGCAGTGTACATTCATGTGGCCCAAAGAAAAAATGCCCGAACCGCAAGGTGGCAAACGCCTGTTGGACTATGGCTGTAAAGTGCAGTTTGCAGAAACTAAACTGGCTAAAGTTAGAAAAATTAAAAAGCCCGATGATATTAGACCCGGAACGAAGAAAGGTAAAATTGATCAAGAAGATGTATGGATGGTCAAAATTACTATGCCTAAAAAATTAATGAATGATATCAACCGCGGATACCGTAATCTAGATAAAAATAAAGTTGAAGATATTCTAAATCAACAGGGTGCTGTTAACATTCAGGCCGATGCAGCAGAAGCACAAGTACAGGATATGGCAAATGCAGAACAACCAGCAGCTTAACGAAGGATTGAGATCGTTAGATCTACAAGAAATGATCTATCCACTATTCGAGATTGACAGTCATAGATCTAAAATGGGTGAAGACCGAGATGTTTGCGTAATTACCTTTAAAGTCAAAGATCGAAATCCTGCCAAGGACGTCATGGAATTTATAGAAAAAGGATTTGAGTTTGTTCTTGATTCCGATGTCAGCTCTGGAGAAAACGCCAAAGGTGAATATTTTGTATTTGTCGAACTAAATCGTACCCCCCAAATTTCTAAACAAATTGAAGAAATTACTCACGGAGTTGAGAAACTTACAGGAATAGATAACTGGAAATTTAAATATCACAAGATGACTGATGAATTTGATATGACTCAAGAATCATTGGATCGAATTGTTCCTCCTACTCCCGACAAATACGATCGCAATCTAAATAAATTACAAACGGAAGGCATTAAACGTTTCTTCAACAAAACTCTAATGGACGATCTAACACTAGAAGGTGATGTTATCACAATCCATAAACCTTTTAACAAGCAGGTCAAACTGCGTATGGTTAAAGAAGCTGCTACTGATTCTATCCTAGAAGGTGTAGTAGACGCAATCATAATGGATGATGCAGCCACTAGTGAAATATTTTGGCTAACTAAAATACTAGGCGACTACAATATCAACAAGGTAGGCGACAAATTTATGTTTGACAACCGTGGTCAAGCAATGCTACTACAAAGGATTGAGCAATGAGTTTTACATTTGATTTTACCAAACAACAGCTAAAAGAAATGATTCCAAAGAATCCCTATGCGGATCAATGGTTTGAAGCAATTTACGAAATACTTCCAGAATACGAAATTACAACTCCACAACGGGTGGCTGCTTTCCTAGCACAATGCGCTCACGAAAGCGGTGGCTTTGTTTTTCTAAAAGAAAATTTAAACTACAAGGCAGCTAGCCTACGCAGAGTGTTTCCCAAGTACTTCCCGGATGATGCTACGGCTGCTCAATATGCAGGCAAGGGTGAAATGATTGCTAACCGAGTGTACGCTAACCGTATGGGCAACGGGGACGAAGCAAGTGGTGACGGATTCCGTTATTGTGGTCGTGGACTTATTCAATTGACTGGCAAGAACAATTACACATTCTTTGCAGGTTCATTAGATATTCCTGTTGAAGAAGCCAGCGAATACCTACAGACATTTGAAGGTGCTGTACAGTCGGCCTGTTTCTTCTGGGAACAAAACAAACTAAACCAGTGGGCAGATGCAGGTGATATCCTAACATTAACCAAACGCATCAACGGCGGGACTATCGGCCTAGAAGATCGCATTAAACATTACGAACACGCTCTGCATATCTTCGGAGCACACTAATGAGCCAAGTAGCATGGATGATTGGTCTAGTACCTGATGCTGTACTAAGCGGCTTATATTGGCTCATCATTGCTGCTGGTGTTACTGGAGTACTTGCTGGTTGGTTAGGCAAGTGGATTCCATTCTACGGAAACTATGTAAAGATACTACAACCAGTTGGCATTGTGTTGCTGGTGTTGGGCGTGTGGCTACGTGGCGGTTATGATACAGAAATGGCATGGCGAGCAAAGGTTGCCGAAGCTGAAGCACGAGTTGCTGTTGCTGAACAACAATCAAAAGAAACCAACACAGTCATAGAACAAAAAATAGTTGAAAAAACCAAAGTAATCAAAGGCAAGACTGAATACATTACACAATATCTTGACCGTGAAGTTGTAAAGAAAGAAGAAATCATCAAATACATTGAACAATGTCCTGTGCCTAAAGAGATCATCGATATACATAACCAAGCTGCTGATATGAACAAGGCAGCAGAGGGTAAGAAATGAAATACATTATTCTAAGTCTTACTCTAGTTCTAGCTGCTTGTTCTACTCCTGTTCCAGTAAAACAAAAGTTTCCAGATGTTCCTAAAGCCCTAGTAGAAAGATGCGACAGTCTTAAAAAAATAGAAGGCGATCGAGTTGCTATTACAGAAATGCTTAAGGTAGTTGTACAAAACTACGGTATGTATTACGAGTGTGCAGCCAAAGTTGACGGCTGGAATGATTGGTATCAGGAACAAAAACGCATTTATGAGAGTGTAAAATGAAAATTACAATTGGTATTATAGCCCTAATGCTGTCGGGTTGCGCGATTATGTCTAATCCAGAAGTTGAAAAATCTGTGTCTAGAGATAAAACCATGGAACAAATGGCCAAGGCTGCATTGATTAACGATATGTTGCACAGTCCAGATGCTCACGTAAGAGCAAAGGGTGCTACAATTGCAGAGAAGTTTTTAACAGAACCCAAAAAGAACTTATTTGGATTTTGATTAAATAGTAGTATATTAAGCAGGAGCGAAAGATGGCATTAATAGATTCAGTATTAAATTTAGTAAACAAACAACCAAAAGATCCAGACGCACCTAAGCCTCCAGTAGGATCAAGATCAGAGCGTGAAGCAAAATTAAAAGACAAAGCAGGTATGGTTATTTCCATCTTTGCTCTGTTGCTGGCAGTTAATGCATGGTATGGTGGCAAACTATCCAGCACAGTATTAAACAATACACTAGGTGCCAACAATACTTGGGCACAATACCAAGCCAAAGCAGGTCGTGGGGTTACATACGAAATTGCCGCCAAGACAACTGCTGATCCAAAACTAAAAGAAGAATTCCAAGCTGAAAAAGAACGCATGGATGTTGACAAGAAAGAAATTGCTGTTAAAGCAAGAGAAATGGAAGCAGTTCGTGAAGAAGCTAAAAAGTCTAGTCCTTGGATTGGTTATGCAAGCACGGCCTACCAATTGGCTATTGTTGTGCTATCAGCAAGTATTTTAGCAGTTAGTGTAGCCATGTTCTGGGGCAGTTTTGTAGTAGCAGGCGTTGGTATACTACTAAGCCTAAACGGCCTATACCTTTGGATATAAAAATGAAAACACAACTACTATTAGAGTTTGCCAACATAGCGCAAACTACATATGACAATCCTAAAACCTCCACTGCCAAGTTTAAAGCGTTAGGATATAAGATTATTCAGTTCTTCGACATAGACGGAGCACAGGCATATCTGTTAACCAATGATACTATTACTGTGCTGAGTTTTAGAGGCACTGAGGTAACTGAAAAGTCAGATGTGTTGGCAGACCTAAAATCTGGTAAGAACTTAGAAGCCTGTGGTGGTAAGGTACATGTTGGTTTCAAAGGTGAGATCAATAAATTGTGGCCCAGTATCACTGCCGCACTAGAAGCCAATCCAGGTAACCTATACGTGACCGGTCATAGTCTTGGTGCTGCCATGGCCACCATCGCTGCCAGTCGTATACAGGATCGTGTGACAGCATTGGTAACATTCGGTTCGCCGAGAGTGGGTAACAAAGAGTTTGTTGACAGTGTGTTTGTTGAACACTACAGAGTGCAGAACAACTGTGATGATGTGACCAAAGTTCCTTTTATGTTGATGGGATTTACACACCACGGAACACACAAGTATATGAACTTCTACGGTGAGTTTAGAGATCTAACTCCTTGGCAACGTGTGAAAGACATGGCCCGTAGTAGACTAAAAGCTAGAGCCAAAGGGCAAAAGTACATTGGTGTGTTTGATCACATGATGGCAAACTATATTGCCAAATTAGAAAAAGCAGGAGAAGAATAAAATGGAATTGGAACAAATCAAAGAAAAGATGAGTGCTGGCGAAGCCAAGGGCGCACTGATCGAAAAGGTAACATTTGCTGTGCTACCAATCATGTTTGCCTGTGTGGTGTACTTGATGAATGCACTGAGTGGTGTGAGTCATCAACTTACCATTCTTGAAGGCAAGATGCAGTTGGTGGTGACATCAGACAACAAACAAGCACCAAACATGGGTGCTGAACTGGCTCGTGAAAAACTGCGCCAAGACTTTATGCAAGCCAACACAGACGCTGTGAGCCGTGAGGCCGCAAACCGTGCCATCATTGATACTTTGTCATGGCGTGTAGCAGAGTTGGAAAAGCACAAAGACAGACAATTGTCTAATGGTGGGAAGAAGTAATCATGGCTGAAGAAACTAAAAGCGCAAGCGAACAGAAAAAAGAAGATTGGATGAACTCAAAATGGCGTCCAATGATGGGTTGGATGTATATGCTTGTTTGTACTATGGACATGGTTGTATTTCCTATCTTATGGAGTCTGCTACAAACTACTGTAGGCACAGGTCTCACACAATGGAATCCGCTAACACTTCAAGGTGCTGGTCTATTCCATATTGCTATGGGTGCAGTTTTAGGTATTGCGGCATTTGGTCGCACACAGGAAAAACTAGGAGGAGCAAACAATGGCGGACTACAAACACCAGGAACAGGATTTGCAAGCGGGCCTTCAACATTTAGCCAACCTCAAGCAGGAGGCTTCGGCTCATCCGGTGGTTATAATTCACCAGCACCGAGCAGCTTTGGTGGCAATTCAGGATTTGGAGCACCAACAGGTGGCGGGTTTAATTCAGCACCAAGCTGGGGAACAACTCCAGTCTCATCACCAGCAGTAGTTGCAGGGTTTGGCGGAAAGCCTGCACCCATGCAACCAGAGCAACCACAAATTTAAAGGAATGATCATGAAAAATTTATTAGCATTATTATTAGTTTCGGCAGTTGCTATGGCTCCTGTAGCCGGTGCTTGCGAGACGCCAGAAACTAAAAAAATCTGTGTTGACCTACAGGGCAAAGACGGCAAGCCTGTTATTGATCCAAAAACCAAAAAGCCCAAGCAAGAGTGCAAAGAAGTTAAGAAGCACAAAAAACACGAAGCTACAGAAGTACCTGACGGTAAGAAAAAATGAAACGTCTAGTTCTTATAGGCCTGGTTGCACTTCTACAAGGGTGTGCAACCTTTTCTTTTCAAAATATTAAAGATCAAATACCTAGTTTTTGGGATGACAATCAAAGTAGAAGCGTGATTGATATTAGACAAAGTGTTGAAAAATTAAACTGCAAAGAACCTCATGCTGCACAGGTCAAAATTATTAAAGATAACATACAATGGTTTATTTTGTACAGTGATAGCAAGGGAACCAAAGATGTGCTAACACTTGTTAAACCTATGGAATCTACAGTAGACGACTTTTATAAACGTAGCCTGGAAAAACAAGGTACAGAAATCTATTGCGATATAAAAAAGAAGATTTTAATTACACAAAGCTCTACAGTGGCTAAAACTGTTATAGGGAGATTCTAATGAGTCAAGAATTACACCAGTTAGCACAAGGGCAAGGTCCAATGGCCCAAAGAGCCCAATATGCTCTGCAGATAACAGAAGCATTTCAAGCTGGCCAAATTAGCCAATCAGAATACAATGAGCTGCTTCAAGATTTAATTCGAACCGATATATTAGAATCCGAAGCAGACGATATACAATTTAAAACCATGTTGGTGTATGGAGTTTCTGCATTGATAAAAATTGTGTAACTAAAAGATTTCGCTTAAATAATAGGGTCGCAAGCGACCCTATTTTTATTTAAGAACATGGATTATTATAATACACTCGGTATATCAAAATCTGCTTCGGAAGCAGATATCAAAGCTGCCTACAGAAAGATGGCCATGAAACACCATCCTGATCGCGGCGGCGATGAGAAGAAATTTAAAGAAGTAACTGAGGCATACGAAACACTCAGTGACCCTCAAAAAAAACAGATGTTTGATATGGGAGTAGATCCCAATGCTCAACATACTAGTTATAGGCAAGGAAGTCCGTTTGAATTTCACTTCAACACAGGAAACTTTGAAGACGTCTTTGGTAATTTTGGATTTGGTCCTGGCAGGGCAGTAAGAAAAAACAAAACATTGAATGTAAACATTGAGGTTACTCTCGAAGATATACTCAAAGGTAGAGTAATAGATGCAGAGATAGGCATACCCAATGGCAGTAAACGGCTAGTAAACATTGAAGTGCCGCCTGGTATAGAAAGCGGACAACAGATACGATACAGAGGCATGGGAGAACATACCTTAAAAGATGTGCCACCGGGAGATTTAATTGTCAACATATTGGTCAAACCACATTCTGTGTTTCAAAGACAAGGCGACATGTTGATGATAAAGAAATTTATTTCTCCCTGGGATGCTATACTGGGCTCCGAAATAACTATAGAAACCATTGACAAAAAAACATTGACTATAGGTATTCCAGCAGGTACACAACCAGACACGGTATTAAGTTGCCGTGGTGAAGGTCTACCTAATATGAGAACCAAGGTCAGAGGCAATCTGTTGATCAAAGTACAGATAGAGATTCCAAAGAATTTAAACTCTGAACAAAAAGATGTTGTTGAACAAACAAAGTTGAAATTTATTTGACAATAGATTTATAATTTGTTAAAATAAGTTGTTGAATTAAGGAAATAATACTAATGATCGAACCAAGTCAAAGTCTACAAAATATCTTTGAATTTTCTGTAGGAGTTGCCAAACAGCTAACACACGAATATATCACCATTGAACATCTAGCATTTGGTATGATGAGCGACGAATCAACATTCAAACTCATAGAGCAATACGGTGCCGATGCTAATTTTATTAAAACCAATCTAGAGCATTATCTCAAAAATAATCTCGAAGATATTAAAAATACAGCCGTTGAAAAACCAAAAAAAACTCATTCTGTAGAAAGAGTTCTCAATCGTTGTTTCAGTCAGGTGTTGTTCAGTGGCAGACAAAAGATTGAAATATTTGATGTTATTGCAAGTATACTAAGTGAAAAAAATAGTTTTGCGTTTTATTTCTTTAATAAAGGCGGAATACACAAAGAAAAATTTGTGAAATACATTCACGAAAACATAATTCAAGAAGAAGAAGAAAGCGAGCATCAAGTAGTGAATGTAAATCAAGTAGAAAAAATATTAAATCAATTCTGTACAAATTTAAGTTTGCACGCCAAACAACGCAAGATAGATCCAGTCATTGGTCGAGATGAAGAATTAGAAAAAATACAATTGATACTTGCTCGCCGTAGCAAATGTAATGTCTTAATGGTGGGCGATCCCGGTGTAGGTAAAACTGCCATTGCAGAAGGACTAGCCCGCAAGATCTTTGAAAAGAAAGTTCCTAAGTTTATTCAAGACCATCAGGTATATACTCTCGATATCTCAGCGTTACTTGCTGGATCTAAATATCGTGGCGACTTTGAAGAACGCATCAAGGCCGTATTAACTGCGTTGGAAAAGAAAGGCAAGATTATCTTGTTCATTGACGAAGCTCACATGATGCAAGGTGCCGGTGCATCTAATCAGTCTAGCAACGATATGGCCAATATGTTAAAGCCTATGTTAACTAAGGGTGTTATTAAATTAATTGCATCAACTACCTGGGAAGAATATCGCAAGCACTTTGAAAAGGATCGTGCCTTAATGCGTAGATTCCAACGTGTTACAGTTGACGAGCCTACTCCGGAACTTAGTGTAAAAATTATCAAAGGTATTCGCAAGTACTATGAGCAACATCACAATGTTAAAATCACAGATGCTGCTATTGATCAAGCTGTAAAACTGTCAATGAAATACATGAATGATAAAAAGTTACCGGACAAGGCCATCGACATCATAGACTGCGCTGCCGCAAGATATAAAATTAAAGATGCTGTCATCGAAGAAGGTATTGATCAAATTGTTGACGTAGAACAGGTTACCTATGAACTCAGCAAAATGATCAATATGCCTTTGGAAAATGTAGCGCAGAAAGAAAGCAAAAATCTTGCTGATCTAGAAAACGGCATGAAATCTGCTGTGTTTGGGCAAGATCAAGCTGTGGACAATCTATTGGATAAGATATTTGTGGCGCAGGCAGGAATGAAGACTCCCAATAAACCCATTGGCAGTTTCTTGTTTCTCGGTCCGACCGGCTGCGGCAAAACTGAAACTGCTAAACAGCTCAGTGAAAAAATGTCAATGCCCTTGGTGAGATTCGATATGAGTGAATATCAAGAAAAACATTCGGTGGCTCGATTGATTGGTGCGCCGCCTGGTTATGTTGGCTACGAAGACAATGCTGGACAACTCATAACCAAGTTACAGGAAACACCAAACTGTGTGCTGTTGCTAGACGAAATAGAAAAAGCACATCCAGATGTCACAAATATATTATTGCAGTTTATGGATAACGGATTTGTCACAGGATCAAATGGCAAACAAGCAGATGGTCGTAATTGCATACTTGTTATGACCAGCAATCTTGGGGCAAGAGACAATGAAAACAATACCATAGGATTTGGAGACCTAGCCAAGGACGGAGAAGATGACAAAGCAATTAAAAAATTCTTTGCTCCGGAGTTTCGTAATAGATTAGATGCTGTAATTAAATTTACCAAGCTCAGTCAAGAAGTTGTTGTACAGATTGTAAAGAAGTTTGTTGGAGAACTAAACAGTCAGTTAAAGGACAAGGGTATCGAAATCAGTGTAAATGCAGAAACAACCAAGTGGTTAGCAGTCAAAGGCTATGATAAAAAGATGGGTGCTCGACCGTTAGCAAGATTGATCGACAACAAGATCAAATCTCCATTGAGTCGTAGAGTGCTATTTGGTGATTTAAAAGAAGGTGGGTTGGTCAAGATCAATATTGTTAACGATGATTTAGATTTTGTAGTTGAAGAAATTCAAAAACCGTTGACCAAGGCTGAAAAGAAAGCAATGAAAAATGCTTTGATATTGCCAGCCGACACATCAAATGCAGAAACCTAAACTTACAAAGAGAAAATTTTACAACAAGTGGTTGTATAAAATCACACTGTTTTGTCCCGGTGTGTCTTTGTATAGACTACTGAACTATAATGAAACTATTAGTTATCTTATAAGTCCCACAACCTATAAGAAAAGTGTGTTTTCCTCGCATCACAAAGCTCTTAAAAATAAGATAAATTTTCTAGCACTCACTACATTTTTATCAAATTTGAATAAACAAGACTTTGCACAACGTATTGAATCCAACACTATTGATTTGTATGTGAACGATGAATCTATTTTTGATAGTCTATCATCAACATTTGAATCTATTGTTGTAAACAGATACGCACCCACGGGAAATAATTTAGAACTGCTGGAAAATACTGATTTTATTCTAACAAAAAAATTACCTCATAACAAGTATAGATACAAAATTTATCTATTGCCGCATAAATTAAAAGGTAACCCAGATTCGAAAAACAATTATCTTACTTGGTTAGATACTCAACAACATAGGATTTTGATTTCAGAATCTGTTAAAAGTTGGTTCCAGTACACTGATTGGTATTGGGATCGAAGATATATGTATGTTGAAGATGCAAATACCTTGCTGATGTTGAAAATGCGTGATTCACAGGTGCTAGGCAAGATCTACGAATACATCATAGTCGATAAATACTAGATGTCCACAGAAAGCATTATTTTATTATCCGCAACTAGCACCGAAACCTGGGATGGTACTTCGGGAATTTCCTATGTATTCACTGATAAATTCAAAGCAGCAGGCTATCATAGAAAGAATGGTGGCTTGCATACTGTGATGTTTGAGTTTAACAACTTCAAAGGATCAGTTAAACTACAGGGTTCACTAGAACTTTATCCCGGAGACAATGACTGGGTAGATGTTGTCTATGACAATTCTGCAGAAAATCTAGAATCACTAGATAGCACACCGCTTGCAATCAACGAAATACGCAACTTCACCGGCAATTTTGTTTGGATCCGTCTCGGTTATAGGCTGATCGAAGGCACAATAACGCAAGTTCGTTATAATTATTAAATTTTCTAAAGCGATAAATATAGTATTACTTTAGGAAATGCTATGAGAGACCTTTTAGACAAATTATCTATACTAGAAAATTTAGAAGAACCTAATACACCGGAAATTGGAGATGAGTTTGGTATCAGTTTTAGTCCTGATTTTGAAATTTCTACCCACGTAGTAGAAGTTTTAGAAGACGGCATTGTGGTTGAACTAGATGATACTGCCCTAAAAATGCTAACCAACGAAGGCGTACAATTTTTTGAAGGTGAACTTATAGAAGGTGTTGCTGGACCTAAGAGCTGCTGGAAAGGTTATAGAAAGACTGGCACTCAACCAGGTACTGGCAAGAACGCAGGCAAACGTGTCAACGACTGCGAAAAGATCAAAGAAGACGACGAAGTAGATGAAGCAAAATATCAAGGTCGCGAAGTACAGCTGGGCAAGAAGATGGCTGGTGATGTAAAGAAATCTAAAGTATATGTAAAAAATCCGCAGGGCAACGTTGTCAAAGTAAACTTTGGCGATAAAAAAATGCGTATTAAGAAATCAAATCCCGCACGTAGAAAAAGTTTCCGTGCTAGACACAATTGTGCTAATCCAGGACCGCGCCACAAAGCCCGTTACTGGAGTTGCAGGAGCTGGTAATGTTATTAAGAGAAATGTTTAGTGCGATAGGGGCACCTACTTCAGACCAGACTGACATAGACTGGACTAATGACTTGAAATTCTTTATCGATAACGATGATACTGTATTAAAAAATTATTTTTTTCCAGCTGTAAATCGTCATAAAGAACATCGAGGTAATCCAAATGCATATAAAATATATATCCGTCCTTTGGAATCTTGTAAAGAAGCATACTGTGAAAAGTTTGAAATTGAAAGTGCTGAAGACAAATTTCCCAAAGACAAACTGATAGAATTGGCCAAGATGATAGCCACTGAACAAGAAAAACATATGGAAAAAGGCGACTACGAATAATGAAGCTTCTAGAACTGTTTGAGCAGGCAGGTAAGACTGCTGCCGTTGCATTTGGCAGAATGAATCCTCCCACGATTGGTCACCAGAAAGTAGTTGCGGCTATCTTAAAACAGAAGGCTGATGCTCATTTCTTGTTTGTATCGCAAACTCATAAATCCACAGGCAAGAACAAAACAAGATTGGAAAACCCGTTACCTTTTGATATCAAGTTGGGGTTCATTGAGCAGGCATTTCCCAATATTGATATTGGGGATACATCTGTAGGTACTGCCATTGGCGTTCTTCAAAGTTTAGAAAAACAAGGTTTTGAAAATGTTATTTTTATCTGCGGCTCAGATCGTGTACCTGCATTTACAGAATTGTTCAATAAACAAAACGGCATTGATTATAATTTAAAATCAATCAAGATTGAGTCTAGTGGTGCTAGAGATCCCGATGCAGAAGGTGCTGAAGGTATGAGTGCAAGTAAGATGCGGGCTGCGGCAATTGTGAATGACTTTGATGCATTCAAAACAGGATTGCCAGCAGGCTTACAAAGAAATGCTGATGAAGTATTTTCTGCTGTTCGTCAAGGATTAGAACCTTGGCTTGAACAAGGTATGGCGGAAGGCTCTGAAACAGCCGCAGACATTGATAAGAAGATTGCGTTTCATCAACAAGGTCAAGCAGCAGCACAATACAAAGGTTCTATGAACAAGATGCACGCCAAGAAGATTAAAGACCTTGAAGCCAAAAAGGCTGCATTGAAGCAAGGTGTGGCGGAAGCATCGTTAGGCAATGTATTACCTTGGCCCGAAGTTGTTAACAAAGTTAACAGTGCAATGAAAGCCACGGGCTGGAAAGGCAAGCGTATGAACGATGATGCATTTATGTTTACCACTAGAGGTGCAGAAGTTGAGGATCAGTGGTACATTGCTATTATTGATAATGCTGGGGATGGATTTTTTACATACGCATTAGGCACAGTAGAAGAAGGTGATCCACATATCGATGATGCTTTCAAAGGACGACTACCTAATACAGAAGCCAGTGTAAGCGAACTAATGGACGAAATTCGTGATGGATTTGGGTTGGACTAAAGGATCAAGTATGAAAGCTAAAGAATTTATTATAGAACTAAAAAAAGAATCAAAGCCTCGAAACTTTGTGGCTAAAAACGCCTCGCTGGCTGGCAAAGCTGGGCAACACAAAGACAAGAAGAAGGCTGAGAAGCAAGGTGATGTCAAACACAAGAAAGAACTTGCCACTATGGAAAGTATTTTAAGTGAATTGTCTACTGAAAAATTAGCACAGTATAAAAAGGCCGCTGGAGCAGATGCCAAGAAAGCAGATATAGATGGCAACTATTCTCGAGGCGACAAGCGTTTCAAAGGCATCAACCGAGCCACTAACAAACAATTTGACAACGATGCTAAAAAAGGTGTGGCTGAGAGGGTAAGAGACCCCGAAGATTGGGATGAAGGCAATACAGAACCACCTAACAATTTTGCTGTCTACATCAACGGTAAAAAGTGGAAAGTATTCAAAGGTCGAGGACGGTATGCAGATGATCAGCGTGAACAGGCGCACTATCAACAGCTAAAAGATTGGGCTGCTAAAAAATCAGCATCAAGTGGTAAGCAATGGACCGTTTCTATTACAGGCGAAACAGCTACAGAAAGTTTAGATGAAGTTAGTTGGAAAGGAATTAAACAAGGTGCTGCTGCTGCTGGACTTGCAGGGGCTATGGCATTTGGTGCAGGTAGTGCTAATGCTAGAGTTACACCCGATGGACAAGGTGGCTACACTGGTGGATTTAAACCCACAGCAACAGTAACCGCACCATCTGACAATAAATCGGCGGCTGATGCACCGGCGGCTGCGACACCGACTGGATTTAGTAAACAGTATCTACAAAAGGCTGCCAATCCCGATCGCTTTGGTAGATATATGATTAGTGTTGAAAAGGCACAAGAACTATTAAAACAAATGGATACTAAGGTCGGCGAGGGTTCCATGTTTGCTGGCGCCAAGATTGGACACAAGGAAGGACCAGCAGGCCAGTGGCGCAATGATGGTGCTAAGAAAAATAAGTCGGCTAAACCAGGAGACCTTGTGGGCGGCGGAATGTGATATGGATGAGCTGGAACATATTAAAAAATTAGCAGGCATTAATGAATTCAAAGGCTATCAACTCTACGACGGCAGCAATATAAGTATTACAGGCAATGAAAAAGGCGAACTAATGAAAAAACATAATATTCAACCAGGCACAAAAGAATGGTTTCAATTATGGTTTAGTAAGCCATACCTAACAGGAGAAAAACCAATATGATTACAATTACAGAAAACGCTCAGTCTAAAATTACCGATCTTCTTGCTGAAGAAAGCAACCCAAATCTTAAACTTCGTACGTTTGTGCAGGGTGGAGGATGTAGTGGTATGAGCTACGGATTCACTCTTGACGAAGAACAAAATGAAGACGATTTCGAATTTCCTGTAGGTAACTTTAAAGTATTAGTTGATGCTACCAGTATGCAATATCTGCAGGGTGCCAGTATAGATTATAAAGAAGATCTATCAGGCAGTCAATTTAGTATTAGTAATCCTAATGCAGAAACATCCTGTGGCTGTGGTTCAAGTTTCTCTGTAGCCGATAATTATCATGACGATCATCAATTTCACGAATGAGAGCTGTAGAATTTATAATTGAAAGAAAAAAACGTAAGCGACCCCGTTGGGCTGCTTACGGACCGGGACCGTACGGCGGCTATGGATACTATGCTGGCTACAGCGGAGACTCAGGTGAAGGTGGCGATGGTGGGGGCGGAGAAAGCGTAGAGCACGAAAACTTTGCTGACGGGCGGAATCCACAAGATAAAGGTGATTCTAAACGTCATGGTATTAATACTAAAGCATCAGTAAGTAGTTTACGTAAAACTGCTAAATCTGGTGGGCGTAAAGGGCAACTAGCACATTGGTTAGCTAACATGAAAGCAGGCCGCGCCAAGAAAAATAAATAACAGTATGAAGATTAAAGAACTGTTGGAAACAGCTACAGCAGGTGCTACAAGTGCTGGTATGGGAGCCACGTTTATTAAAGGTGGCACGGGTTCAGCTGTAGGCACACTATTTGGCGGCAGTTATAAACAAAATAACACTGCAAAAAGAAAACGTAAGTCTCCCAGCGAATCTATTATAAGAAGATAAATACATTTATGGACCTAGAAAAACAACCAGTCGACGATCACGAAGCCAAAATGGCCAGAGCTGAGCTATATAAGCTCAATCAGTACTCTGCCAAATTGTTTAAACTGATCGGAGAAAACGACGAATTAGATGGATGGGTACAATCAAAAATTACCAAAGCTGCTGATTATATCAGTTCCGTATATCACTATATGGAATATGAAAAAATGGCAGCTGGACAAATTGAATCAGGACCTCGAGATTTTGAAGAATCTATTCAAAACTCAGTAAAACAAAGCCTCAAAGATCAGTGGCAGAACAGAAAAAATCAAGGAAACTAAAATGGACTTTAAAGCAATACTCAGCAAACTTGACGGGATGGAAGCACCACCGACAACTCCTGCAGCCCCTGTACTAGACAAAGCTGTGCAGCTCAACGAAGATGCGCAACTTCGTGTTCTAGCTGGCCAAACAACTTATGTTGCTGAAGCCAAGAAGAAGAAAGAAGAAGATGTAAAAGAAGAAAAATCGTCTACAGGTGGAACTATTGATCGTTCAACAAAAGGCGTAACCAAGCATAAACAAAATCCAAATCGTTTCAGCGATGACCCGCATACTGAACCTAAGTCAAATGCTAAATCACAAAGTGCAGCAGACAAGGAAGGCGACAAGGCAGCAGACAAAGCCCATGCCAAAGACAGCAAGGACTATGAAAAAGCACACGGCAAGGGTTCAGTGACTCGTGTTAAAGATGGCAAGAAAGTAGAAAGCATTGAGCCACAATTCAAAAGCAAGTTCATGAAGATGGTTGAGGCCAAGAAAGAAGAAAGCGCCGCTGAGGCCAAGAAGAAAAAAGAAGATAAGAAAAAGAAGATGTCCAAGATCATGGACGAAGGTGCTAAGCCAGACTTCTTAGACATGGACAAAGACGGTGACAAGAAAGAGCCAATGAAGAAGGCAGTTGCTGACAAAGGCGGTAACAAGCCAGCCGGCAAGAAGGGAATGAGTGCTGCTCAAGAAAAATTCTTTGGAAAAAAGAAGACCGTTAAAGAATCAATTGAATCTAATCTATCATTCAAAGAAATGATGGCACTGGTTGTTGAAAGTGGTGGCCAGCAACAGATTGATCCCGTAGACAATCAACTGTGGGCTTGGGCACAACGTGTTGCTAAAACCAAGATTGGCGAAGGCATGAAGGCTGATGTTTATGCTGGTATGGTCTACGAACGTATGGGTGGTGCATTTGAAATGTATGATGTATTGAGCGAGTCGAAAAAAAAAATAGTTGAAAATCGCTCACGTTTAGATGAAGGCACGATGGACAAAGTCAAAAGCATGCTGATGTCTAAACTAGCACCAAAACTTTCAGATGAAGAAAAAGATAAAATGGCATCAGTTGCTAAACAAGTGTTAGGTAAAGACCGTGCAGATAAAAGCGATTTTACATTAGCAAATATCAAAGCAATTTCTAAGGCACTAGGTGTTAAACCAGAAGCTGCTAGTGAATCCATTGAAGAAGGTCCAATTGGTGACTTCTTTGGTCAGAAGAAAAAAGATCCAAAGAGCGGTATGGGAACATTAGGTGGCATCGATGCTTGGCATCCAAGTGCAACCTTGGGCGAAAAACTTACAAGTTTAACAGGAATACTAGGAGGCGCAGCCGCAACGATCGCAGGAATTTTCGGTGGCCCAGCTTGGTTAATTATTCCAGGCGTACTAAGTATTATGATCTTGAGCCAAGTCGGAATGAGCAGAGACGGATCTAGTTAAATAGATTTGCCGTTTGGTAACATAAAGCCGGCAATTAGTTGACCGGCTTTTTCTTTGACTATATAATAGTCCTATAGGAGAGAATTATGTCAACAAGAATGTACGGTCCCGAAGAAAAAGCCAAACTAGAACGTTTGATCAGTGAAGGTTCTAATGTGCTTCGTGAATTAGAAGATCTGCAAGAGGGTCTTAAAGAAACTGTTAAAGCTGTGGCAGAAGAACTGCAGATCAAACCCAGTATCATAAACAAGGCAATTCGAATTGCACACAAAGACAACTGGAAAGACCACGAACAAGAATGGAATGACATTGAAATGATTCTCGGTGTCACTAAACGTCTACCGGAATGAATGAGATACTAGGTGGAACATTTAGCTGGATCCGAGAGGACTACAAAAGTCATAGAGTACGTTTTTGTCTTGAGGTCCTTGCTTGGGCTATATCTATTGGCTGTTCTATCACTATGGCCGCAACCGTGCCTAATCCTCCTCTTCTGGTCTTGTACCCCATTTGGATTGCAGGTTGTGCTATATACGCTTGGTGTGCTTATAGTCGTCGTTCCTTTGGTATGCTGGCTAATTATATCTTGCTTACCGCAATCGACACCGTCGGACTCGTCCGGATGCTAATTAGTTAAATAAAGTTAGAAGGTAGGCGAGGCCATAATCCGCACACTGGTATTTGCAAGCCGTAAATTGCATAGGAGAAAAATTTGAGTTACGTAGACGCTTTCTATAATCGAGAGCAGGATATCATCAATGTTGTTGAGCGCAATGATAAAGGCGAACGGCATTACAAAGAATACCCTGCCCGTCATATATTTTATTACCCAGACGCCAAGGGTAAATTCACAAGTATTTTTGGACAACCTCTTTCAAGAGTGAGTTCCAAAAATGTCAAAGAACATCGCAAAGAACTTGCAATTCATTCAAACAAAAAACTGTTTGAAAGTGATATCAATCCCATATATCGTTGCCTGGAAGATCATTATCTCAATCAAGACGCACCAAAATTAAACATAGCGTTCTTTGACATTGAGGTAGACTTTGATCCAGAACGTGGCTATGCATCACCAGAAGATGCATTTATGCCAATCACTGCCATTGCTGTCTACCTACAATGGATGCAGACCATGATCTGTTTGGCAATTCCGCCCAAAACGTTGAGTATGGAAGAAGCTAAGAAGCAGGTCGAAGAATTTCCTAACACTTATTTGTTTGATAACGAAGCAGATATGTTAGACATGTTCTTGGATTTAATACAAGATGCGGATGTACTGAGTGGTTGGAACTCAGAAGGCTTTGATATTCCTTATACAGTTAATCGTGTTACCAAAGTGCTCAGTAAAGAAGATACAAGACGTTTTTGTTTATGGAATCAATTCCCCAAGAAACGTGAATACGAAAAGTATGGCAAGGCTGCGGTTACATATGATCTTATAGGTCGTGTACACTTAGACAGTCTCGAACTATATCGAAAATACACATATGAAGAACGTCATACATATCGATTAGATGCTATCGGTGAGATGGAGATTGGAGAAAATAAAACTGTCTACGAAGGCACACTTGATCAATTGTACAACAATGACTTCCGTAGATTTATCGAATACAATAGACAAGACTGTATGCTATTGGAAAAGTTGGACAAGAAATTAAAGTTCTTAGCCCTTGCTAACACACTGGCTCATGAATGTACTGTGCTACTTCAAACAACAATGGGTGCGGTGGCTGTTACAGAGCAGGCCATTATCAACGAAGCTCACAAACGCGGAATGATTGTTCCTAATAGAATAAGTCGAGAGGAAGGATTTAGTAATCAAGCCGCTGGTGCTTATGTTGCTTATCCCAAAAAAGGCATTCACGAGTGGATTGGCTCATTAGACATTAATTCATTGTATCCCTCTGCAATTAGAGCGTTGAACATGGGTCCGGAAACTATTGTAGGACAACTGCGTCAAGATGGTACTAAAGATTATATTGCTGCCGAAATTGCTAAAGGTAAATCATTTGCATCAGCATGGGAAGGCGTATTTGGTTCACTAGAATATTCCGCTGTGTTAGAACGAAATGTTGGAAGAGAAATTACTATTGATTGGGAAGATGGAGGAGTAGATACACTAAGTGCAGCACAGGCCTATGATCTAATCTTTGAAAGTAATCAGCCTTGGATGCTTTCAGCAAACGGTACAATCTTTACCTATGAGAAAGAAGGTATCATTCCAGGACTACTCAAGCGGTGGTATGCTGAACGTAAAGACATGCAGGCTAAGTTAAAGGATTGTATTGCAGCCGGTAATAAAATTGAAGAAGAATATTGGGACAAACGTCAGTTGGTCAAGAAAATTAACTTGAACAGCCTGTATGGTGCTATTTTGAATCCAGGTTGCCGTTTCTTTGACAATCGAATTGGACAGTCGACTACACTTACAGGGCGTGCCATTGCTCGTCACATGGCAGGTAAAGTAAACGAAATTATCACCGGAGAAAATGATCATATAGGCAAAGCAATCATTTACGGTGACACAGACTCTTGTTACTTCTCAGCGTATGCTACGTTAAAGAAGGACATTGAGAAAGGAGCAATTCCTTGGAGTAAGGAATCAGTTGTTGAACTTTATGATACTATAGGAGAAACTGTCAATGGAACTTTCCCAAAATTTATGCAAGATGCTTTTCACTGCCCGAAGTCTCGAGGAGAGGTCATCAAAGCAGGTCGCGAGATTGTTGCTTCCAAAGGACTATTCATCACCAAGAAGAGATATGCAGTCCTTTATTACGACAAAGAAGGAAAAAGAACAGACACTGGGGGTACTCCTGGAAAAATCAAAGCAATGGGACTTGATTTAAAAAGATCTGATACTCCTGTAGTAATTCAAGATTTTCTTAGTGAAGTACTTACTAAAGTGCTCAACGGTGCAGGTAAGGAGGAAGTGTTAGAATATATCACTAACTTCCGCACTGAATTTAAAACTAGACCGGGTTGGGAGAAGGGTAGTCCAAAACGTGCCAATAACATTTCTCAATATCGCGACAAAGAAAAGAAAGCAGGTAAGACTAACATGCCCGGACACGTTCGAGCAAGTCTTAACTGGAATACTTTGAAACGTATGATGGATGACAAATACTCTGTAGCCATTACAGACGGTGCTAAAGTCATTGTCTGCAAGGTCAAAGATAATCCAATGGGGTATACATCAGTGGCCTATCCGGTAGATGAACTGAGATTACCTCAATGGTTCAAAGACTTGCCCTTCAACGATGCTGAAATGGAAAACGCAGTCATCGATGAAAAGCTAGAAAACTTGATTGGTGTCTTGGAATGGGATATCAGTTCAACTCGCAGTGATAACACATTTGCAAAATTGTTTGACTTTGAGTAAATTGCGGTTGCTTTTTACTCTAGATCTAAATATAATCTTAATATACAGGAGAACTTTCAATGAAAGACATTTTACAAGATATCGTATCGCACACACAGAACCTAGGCTTTTTAACCACAGTTAAAGTCACCGGCGATCAAAATAAAACCGTGATCAATTCAATGGCTGAGGACCGTTCAGTGATTATGGAAGCTGAAACTAATGCACCGTATCCAGATATGATGGGTGTATTTGGTATGCCGCAACTAAACAAATTAAAATATTTGTTAGACGGTGCTGAGTACAAAGAAAATGCCAAGATTAGTATCACTACCGCAGATCGCAATGGCGAAACAATTCCAACTGGTCTACACTTTGAAAACAAAGATGGCGATTTTAAAAACGATTATCGTTTTATGAATACTGAGATCATTAATGAAAAAATGAAAACAGTTAAGTTTCGAGGTGTTAAGTGGGACGTGGAGGTTGAACCCACAGTTAGTGCTGTGCAACGTTTCAACTTTCAAGCAGGTGCTAACAACGAACATCCAACATTCTTGGCAAAGACTGATGGTGATAAATTGAAATTTATCTTTGGCGATGCTTCAACACACGGCGGAGAGTTTATATTTGCCATGGGCATTACTGGTAAATTAGATCGTGGTTGGACTTGGCCAGTGCTACCAATCTTGAGTATTCTCAAGATTGCAGATGTCAACAACACAAAGATGTCCTTGAGCAATGAAGGTGCTATTCAGATTACTTTGGACAGCGGACTTGCTACTTACAAATATATCATTCCAGCACAGGCGGCCTAAATATGATTAAGAACATTACTTCTTCGAGTCGTTATGTTCAAGTCACTGGCAGTAATACCAGTACCCATGTGAACGGCTATAGCGGAGGCTATAACGGAGCACAAGGTGTTGGCAATATGCGTTATAACACTTCTAATCAAAATATGGAAGTGTTTGACGGATCTAATTGGGTTATACTGAATATGTATTATGCCAGTGTAGGTCTAAATGGTGAAGCAGAATCTTTATTAGATTGGGCCCGTGAGAAACGTAACGAAGAAATGATGTGGAAGAGCTTGGCAAATGAAAACAAGGCTGTTAAAATAGCATTAGAAAACGTAGAACAGGCAAAACGTCAATTAGACATTACAGCAAAATTAGCGAGAGAACATGAAACAACCAGTTGATTTAACACCCCTACAGAAAGACTACGCAGTCTATTTGCCTGCAATCAGTAGTTTCTACAGCACTTACATTGCAAAACAACGTAAGGAAGAGTTCGTACCTAAAGATCGTATTCCTAAAGGATTTGATCGTGGCATTGAAGGTATGAACTTTTTAAACCCGGAGCAAGGATACTTTTATTACAAGTATGGTTTGTATTCAGCAGGTCACGCACAATTAGATCTTACTAAAACAATGGATCATGATTCAATGATTCAACAACGTGATCGTAGCAAGACAATGATCTTGGGTGACTCTGGCGGTTATCAGATTGGTAAAGGTATTCTTAAGTTTGATTGGCTAGACTTTGAAGGTAAAGCAGCTAACAAAACTCGAGATGATATTCTTAACTGGCTTGAATTAACTGCTGACTGGTCAATGATGCTTGACGTTCCGACTTGGGCCTGCGATCATATTCACTCCCCAAAGACTGGATTGAAGTCTTTTGAAGACTGTCTAGAAAAAACTCGTCACAACAACAAGTACTTCTTAGAAAATCGTTTAGGTGCTACTAAGTTCTTAAACGTTCTACAGGGCAGTAACTGGGATACTGCTGAAGCATGGTATGAAGGCGTTAAAGAGTTCAGTGACAAGACTGTCTGGGGCGATAAAGCCGCCGAAGGTTGGGCGATGGGCGGTGCTAACATGTGCAAGATGCATATTACTCTTCGCCGATTGATCACTATGCGCTTCGACGGTATGTTAGAAGGCAAGGATTGGATGCACTTCTTGGGTACTGCACAGTTAGATTGGTCATGCTACTTGACCAGTATTCAACGTCAGATCCGTAAACACGTCAATCCTAACTTTACCATCAGCTTTGACTGTGCATCACCGTTTATTGCAACTGCACACGGACTGGTCTATACTAACAGTCAGCATACAGCCAAGCGTTGGAGTGTTATTATGGACAAGGCCCCAGATAACAAAGCACTTGCATCACGTCCAGACATTCCGTTTCCGTTCGAAAGCGAAATTGGACGTAGACTTAATGTTTCAGATGTGTGTCATTACAAGCCAGGAATGTTAAACAAGATCGGTAAAGAAGGCAAAACATCGTGGGATAGCTTCGGTTATGCACTAATGATGGGACATAATGTCTATCAACACATTGTTGCTGTACAACGTGCTAACAACTTGGCAGATATTGAACAAGCTAAGATTCGACCTGACTGGAGAATGTGGAAGAAAAACAAAGATCGTGATATGAGTGATGAGTACAGTGATTGGGTTCCACGCAACATCTTGTACTTTGATCGCTTTGTTGAAGAACTGTTTAATTGTCCTAACAAAGAATCTGCATTTGAAATGATTGCTGATGCAGAGACCAGAGGCTTTATGCAGAATTTGGAAGGCTCACGCCTACGTGGTGGTGTTACAAATATCTCTAATGACCTGTTCTACGAAGAAGGCAGCGAAGATAAAGACTCATGGAACGACGATCGTGAAGATGGTGAATTGGATAAACTTGTAGCTGAATAAGGAGTAACTATGTACGAAAACAGAATTAAACATTTAGAGGAATCTCATAGAGTGTTGGACCAAAAAATCGATACACTAGAAAAGAATGGACTGTTTGAAGATATGAAAATGCAAGAATTGAAGAAACAGAGGTTGCTTTTAAGAGACGAACTTGCTATACTAAGACGTAAGCAATGGGAACACGATCACGAAACTGTTGACTTTGATGACGAGCGATGAAAAAATATATATTAACACAGACTCAAATTAAAACATTGACAGATATTGCCAATCGTTTTCCGGAGGTTCCTCAATTTGAAATTGTTGAGGAACACTCTAGTGGTATTGGGCCTACCACAACAGTTCATTTTGAATTGCTGGGCAAGGATATTAAAGTTGATAACACTGACGTGAGTACTTGGTAATGAGTGACGAATTTGAAAAATATGACGCTTTTGCCAAACACATGGAAGAACGATTTCCAAAGATGTTTAGTGGTAAGTATGGTGGATTTGCATGTGGTGAAGGTTGGTGGCCAATTCTAGAAAAGTTGTGCAGTAATATTCAGCATCATATTGATTGGAAGAACAAACAGTCTGAAGTAGTGCCGCAGGTAACAGTAGCACAGATTAAAGAGAAGTTTGGCGGACTACGTTTCTACTACGATGGTGGTGACGAAAATATCAATGGAATGGTTCGTATGGCGGAAACGTGGGCCGATGCCAGTTGTGAAGAATGTGGTGCTCCTGGTAAAAGTAGACAAGGTGGGTGGATTAAGACTCTCTGTGATCATCACGAAGCAGAACGTCAACAACGTATGAAAGAAAGGTTTGCAGAATGAAAAGAAATTACGAATCAGGTGTTGCAGACAGCATCACATTCTTTACAGGAATCGAGATCGAAAAGACTCCTGCTTACGGAATGAAAACTTTGTTTGTAACAGGTGTACACGACGAGTATATGATCATGGAACTTGCTCGCAACCATAGATGTACTCACATCTACTTTGGTGCTAATCAAAGTTTTCCTAATCTAAAATTCAACGATGCAGATCAATGGCGTCTTTGGGAAAATATGATCTATGTTTGTCTAGATGCCGATGATGAATTTTGGTGTACACTAGATCTAGATCTAGCACAAGTAGAAGGACTTCTTGAAAGCGGTCTGGTTGAGAAGCGTCAGTTCATTCCACAGATTTCGGTTAAACTGCCCTATTTACAACAGCTGGGATATAATGCTACAATAAAGATAGACGACAAAGATTTTAAAGCAACTAATCCCGGAGTGTGGTGCCATAACCTCCATGACCTACTAGATAGAAATAAGTTTACTAGTTGGGATCAATATGGCAAAGATGAGATTATCAAATAATGGCAACAAACCCGTATGCCTCGACTGCTAAGTCCGTTAATCGATTGCAGAAATCAATGACCAGATCATACATGACAAATAAACCTATGAAACTAACATTTAAACAAAGAATTCGAAACTGGATAATGGATGATAGTGCCGATTACAGTGGAAATGTTATCAGCGTTGACAGTGAAGGGCCAAACATTCAGTCACAAGGGTTTAGATTAAATGTTTACAGTGCTGGTGGTGGAACTATTATTGAAACAACCAAGTATGATCGTCAAAAGGACGATCATAGACACAGTCTGCACGTGGTCACAGACGATAAAGACCTAGGTGAAGAGCTAGCAAAAATTATCACTATGGAGAGTTTGAGATGAAACACGAAAGTTTAAAAGTAAAAAAGTTTACAGTTAAAGAAGATTCTGCATTTAGAGTGCGTGTAGAATCATGGGAAGCAGTAAGTCCTAAAGGTTGCTTATCTCTTGATGTTATTCAAGAATGCCTCAATGACAACGGTCAAGTAGATTTTACCAGCACCTATAACTTCCATATGACTAAAGAAGAAATTCAAACATTTGCCAAAGGATTGTTATCAGTATGATTATTAAACAAGACATTCGACCAAACAAAATGATTTGGGTTACCTTTAACAAAGAAGGTATGCACAAATATCCAGCCGCACTTACAGACGCTAATCTTGCTACAGGTGACGAGTATGATGTAAGTTTTCTAGGCTATCCGCATCGCCATATCTTCCACTTTAAAGTTTGGATAGGTGTAACACACGATGATCGCGATATTGAGTTTATTCAGTTCAAACGATGGTTGCTAAATCTTTATAAAGATAGTATACTAGCGTTAGACTACAAGAGTTGTGAGATGATGTCAGGTGATTTATATGACGCTATCTCCAAAAAGTATCCCAACCGTGAGGTTTGGATTGAGGTCTCCGAAGACGGAGAAAATGGTTCATTTATTAAGTATTAATAGGAAAAGCTAAAATGGCTAAGAATTATAAAAACGTTTCGTATTTCGAAGATCGTCCAGACATTGTTAAAATCTTTGATGATCTGGAAAAGTTTAAAGACTTCTGTCGCTTTGAACTGTGTGATTTTAACGAGGCTAATCTCTACAATAGAGATAGTCAGATTTGGAATAATTATTACTACAGCACACGCCCACGTCGTCCACGTGGTGAGTACACTAACAATCGCGGCGAGTACAATCGTAGCGGAAACAATAACTTCCGTCAGCGCAATGACAGTTTTTCTCGTTGATCTAGAAGCAGTCGAGACAAGGTACACTGGTCAATGGAAGACTCATGTACCTACCCTCCTACGAAAGGCAGGACACAATGTCAACATTATATCAGGTCCTACGGATATTCCTAGTGCTACCACTCCTGGGGCATTTCTCAACTTTGGCGGCACTAATATCTACAAGGCTAGTCAAGTTGAGCAGATGGGTCGGTTATTTTGCGACGGAAGCATTCGCGCCAATGATCACTTCTTATTTACTGATGCTTGGCACCCTGGCATCATCAATCTCAAGTACATGAGTGAACTGCTGGGCATTCCAGTTGTTACACATGGCTTGTGGCATGCTGGCAGTTATGATCCTCAAGACTTTCTAGGCAGACTTGTTGGTAATAAGCCTTGGGTGCGTAATGCAGAGAAATCATTCTTTTCAGCCTTTGATCACAACTACTTTGCCACTGACTTTCATATAGAAATGTTTAATAGAGAACTGTTGAACAATGGGCATTCTGTAGAAAATCCTTGGTACGAAGAAGAACTTAAAGAAATACTTGCAGGCGAGTATCCTAAGTTTGTACGCACAGGTTGGCCCATGGAGTATATGCAGGATACATTAGCAATGTACAAAGGTATGCCCAAGCGTGATCTTATCTTGTTCCCACATCGAATTGCTCCTGAGAAGCAGGTAGAAATTTTCCGTGATCTAAAACATCAGTTGCCGCAATATGAATTTGTTGTTTGTCAAGATCAACAGTTGACCAAAAATGAATATCACAATTTGTTAGGAGAAGCTAAACTGATATTCAGTGCTAACCTACAAGAAACGCTTGGCATCAGTTGGTATGAAGGTGCTATTGTAGATGCGATTCCTATGGTTCCCGATAGACTAAGCTACAGCGAAATGGCATTAGATACATTTAAATATCCTAGCGAATGGACTGAAAGCTATAGTGCATACGAGGCACACAGACCTGATATTTGTAATAAGATTATTCAATACATGAATAATTACGAAAAATTCTTGCCTAGCCTAAATAAACAAGTAGATATACTGAAAGAAAACTTTTTTAGTTGCACTCAACTATTAAAGATGTTAAAATAATAATGTATGTCATCCACGACACTAACTCGGAGAATATAAATTGACAGATAAAACAGAAACAGGCCTAGACGCAATGGCAGGCGATGGCGGATATTCAGAAGCTTACCTAGGCGACCATATTCGCTTTAAAATGAAACGTGATGGTAAAAGATTTTGGGCCGGTGACAATATTAGTGAATACCTTTGGCAAGGTGATCTAGAGAAACTAATTGACGAAGCAACACCTGCATTTGAACAAGTGCTTGATAAATTACTTATTGATCGCGAAACCGATCCCAATAGTAAAGGTACCGCAAGACGTCTTGCTAAAATGTATTTTAACGAAGTAATGGCAGGTAGATATGATCCGGCACCAGATGCAACAGCTTTTCCAAATGACAGCGCCGACCGTTACGAGGGTATGCTTGTGGTACGTAGTGAGCTACGAAGTATGTGTTCTCATCACCACCAGCCTGTTTCTGGGGTTGCCTACATCGGTATCATTGCCGCTAATAAACTTATTGGTCTCTCAAAGTATACCAGAATAGCACAGTGGTGTGCTCGTCGTGGAACATTACAAGAAGAATTGTGCAACGACATCGCCCGCGAAATCAGCAAAGCAACCGAATCAGAAAACGTAGCAGTCTACGTGCAGGCAGTTCATGGCTGTTGTGAGAATCGCGGCATCATGGCACACTCAAGTCTAACACAGACTACTGTATTGAAAGGTTCATTTAAAGATGATCCACATACAAAGAAAGAATTCTTTGACAATATTAAACTACAACAGGAGTTTGCACCGCGATGAGATACATTACTAACAAATTTGACAGCGTTCGTTTGCCAGTTGAAGAAGGCCTGTTAGAATGGTTGCAGACGCAATATCCTGCATCGAAATATTTTATTATGGAACTCTAATATGACTGTATACGTAATCAAACCATTAGAAAAGAAAAGCATTGTCTACCATGTAGAAATGTATCGTAGGAACCCCGATGATAGCGTCAGTTGGTTTAACATTGACGAAACATATCGTTGGGGTCAAGGTTTTGTCGAAGGTGATTTAGATTGCAATCTTCCCTGGGAAGGTGATACAGTTGCCTATGCTCGAACCGATTGTGGTTGGGGCTGTGAGTTTGATGACAGTGTTAGCGTTGAGTGGGAATTCAGTGATGACATTGGTGAACTAGAACAGCAAGAACTAAAAGAACTCTACTACGAAGGTGGAGCAGGTTGGTTATTTGACGGCGAGCATGATTGGGCAGAAGAAGACACTGCCGTACATATTATTGCACCGTATCAAATTGACCTGTGCGAAGATGATGGTACAGTTATTGAAGAAAATGTAAAACTTAAATCTCGCCCAGATCCAAATACATCGTGGCCGTTCAGCGAAGTATTTCCAAAAGACTCAACACAAGGTGGATAATATGAATTCAGTAGACATGGCAACTAATCTTATTTTTAGAGCGAAGAACTTGCACGAGTTTACTGTCACTACCGAAGTCCCAGATAACTTCAGATTTAATGGCGTTGTTCCGTTTGATATGAGTATTGTTGATAATCAAATTAAAGCAAAGGTTTGGGCTGTAGATTTTAACGAGGCTGCCCATAGGTTAAATGAATTTCTGGAGACTTGTAAATGAAATGGTTTCTCGATTTTTTAGAACGATTAGAACGTAAAAGAATCATAATGGATCGTGTGAACGATCAGCCATATCTTGAAAGATATTACGTTTTTCTAAAAGATAGAGATTGGTTTCCGTTTAATGTTTTTATTCATAAATTTCTTAAATCAGATCCAGATGATGTTCATGATCATCCTTGGCCATACGCAACACTAATACTTAAAGGTGGATATTATGAATGGATTCCTCAATTTGACGAACAGGGTCGTAAATTTAATGAGATATGTAAATGGCGAGGACCCGGCCATTTTCGTGTATGTAGGGCTAACAGCTATCATCGTATTGAGCTTGATCCTAGTGTGACTGCCTGGACTATGTTTATGCCAGGGCCGCAAAAGCGTGAATGGGGATTTTTAGTAAATAACAGGTGGATTCATAATGAAACATATCTATCTGAAAGGGCTAAAAATGCAAGAAGTTAGTAATGGCGAAGTGTGGGAAGCAGGGGCTCGAGAATATTTTCGAGTAATTTATGTAGTTGATATAGGAAATCAAACTTGGGTACACTATATGCGTCTCCGAGACAATCTCGAATATTCGTGCCTAAAAGAAAGTTTTACACATAGGTTTAGAAAAGTATTAGTTGATGAACGTCGTTAATCTAACTTGGAACTCGCAGGAAAATAAATGGTGGAACGAAAGTTGCGCTATGGTAATTGAACATTTCGGATTGCCGGGACATAGATATACCACAGAAGTTTCTGCAGACTATATGAAATTTTTCTTTAAAACAGAACAAGATGTATTAATGTGTAATCTATTACTAAGTGATAGACTATGACAAAATATCTAGTGGGATTTGCAATAGGATTTTTAATGTGGGTAGTAGTACTCAGTCTGACACCAATGCCTGAATATAGAGTATACGATTGTGGTATGGCTGAATGGCATCCTGATATTCCCGTAGAAGTAAAAAAGCAATGTCGAGAACTTAAACAACAAGAATGGAAGAAACAAAATGAAGGAAAAGTTCAAACAAACTTATATGAAGACCGCAAAGGTATTCGCAGAACTTAGTCACGCACGTAGATTGCACGTTGGTGCTATTGTTGTTAAAGATGATCGTATTATTAGTATTGGCTACAATGGTATGCCGGCAGGTTGGAATAATGATTGTGAGCACAAAGAGTACATGGGCGGTGATGCTGGGGGTTGGCTAAGCCCCGAAGAGATTTATGATCGATGGCCATTTGAAGAAGAGGATATCGATCCCGATCTAGGATATGCTAGAAGATATGCCTTAAAAACTAAACCAGAAGTACTTCATGCTGAATCAAATGCTATTGCAAAATTGGCAAAGTCCAATGAAAGTGGGCTTGGTGCTGATATTTTTATTACTCATGCCCCTTGTATTGAATGCGCCAAACTTATATACCAGTCTGGCATAAATGGTGTCTACTACGGTGAAAACTATAGAGACGATGCAGGAATCGAGTTCCTTAAAAAATCAGGAGTTAGCATTGAAAAATTGGACAATTGAACTACAAGACGATCCCGAAACCGGTGACTTGATACTACCATTCCCTGAAGATATGATCGAAGAAACAGGTTGGAAAGAAGGTGATGTATTAGACTGGAAAGATAATCAAAATGGCTCTTGGTCTTTGACAAAAAGAGTGTATACTAGTAATATGAATAATAAAGAAAAAGAAATCCTAGACATTACTCAAGAGGAATGTGCAGAAGTAATTGTTGCTATCAGCAAGATAAGTCGATTCGGTTTAGATAATGTCAAACCCGGTAAGCCACTTACTAACAGACAACATCTAGCAGAAGAACTAGGAGATTTACAGGCCATGATCGATCTTTGTATTGATCATAATATAGTAGATAAAGAGGAAGTGCTTGCGGCAGCAGGTAACAAAATTGCCAAATTAAAAAAATGGTCAAATATATTTAAAAGTGGGGTTGAGCATGAGCAAGATTAAAATAGCGGAACTTTTCTACTCTATACAGGGCGAGGGTAGATATATGGGGGTGCCCAGTGTGTTCCTTAGAACCTTCGGCTGTAACTTTAAATGTGCAGGCTTCGGTATGCCGCGGGGTGAAATAAGTACAGAAGTTGAAACTATTGCTTTTGCTCACGACAATATTCCTTACAAGGATTATAAAGATTTGCCACTTGTTAGCACAGGCTGTGACAGCTATGCTAGTTGGGATCCACGCTTTAAAGATTTGTCGCCTATGCTTACTAGCGAAGCTATTGTAGATCGAATTATGGAAATGCTTCCGCAGGATCATTGGATTGACGAACACTTAGTTATTACAGGCGGCGAACCATTGTTAGGGTGGCAACGTGCTTATCCAGATCTACTAGATCATCCTAAGATGCGTGACTTGCAAGAGATTACTTTTGAAACAAATGGTACTCAAAAACTTGATCCTAAATTTAAAGAATATCTAATTGAATGGACAGATAATAAAGAACTTACATTCAGTGTAAGTGCTAAACTTCCAGCAAGTGGAGAGAAGTGGGAGGAAGCTATCTGTCCAGAAATTGTGTGTGAGTATGAACAAGTAGGAACAGTTTATCTTAAATTTGTTGTTGCAACAGAGCAGGATATTTCAGATGCTGAATGTGCTGTGGGTGCATTCCGTAATGCTGGATTTAACGGGCATGTTTATCTAATGCCAGTTGGTGGTGTGGAAAGTGTTTATACACTCAACGCAAAGAATGTGGCACTGGCAGCTATGAAACGTGGATGGCGTTATAGTGATAGATTACAAGTGCCGTTATTTAAAAATGAGTGGGGTACTTGATGAGACGATTTGTAGAAAAATTATTTGGCATTGATAAACTCAAGGCCGAAACAGCAGCAGCAGTACAGTTGGCTGAAGAATCCACAAAGATTGCTAAAGACGCAGTTGCATCTGCAGAACGTGCTGTAGAAGCAGAAGAAACTGCCAAACTAAGTCCAAAAGATCGAGCAACCAAATTGAAAGAACCGTGGGTAGGGGTGCTTAATACACACATCAACAAAGATAACATACGTAATGGCTTTTTTGAGCTTGACTGGAACGAGCTTTTTGTGTTAAAATTAAAGCAAGAGGGATATGGTTTTGACGGTGACAAAGACGAAGAAATTGTGGATCGTTGGTTCCGTGAACTGTGTGCTAATGTAGTAGTTGATGGTGATTTTGGTGGCGCTGTAAATACTGGCGTTATTGATATCAACTCTGTTAGAAAAAAGAATCTATGACATATATTTTAGTTGATACTGCTAATACTTTTTTTCGTGCTAGACACGTTATCAACGGTGATGCTGACATTAAGTTAGGCATGGCTTTTCACATTACACTAAACAGCATTAAAAAGGCCTGGCAAGACTTTAGTGGAAGTCATGTAGTATTCTGTTTAGAGGGACGCAGTTGGCGTAAAGATCATTACAAGCCTTACAAAGCACAACGAGCTGCTAGTCGTGCAGCACATACAGAACGAGAAGCAGAAGAAGAGAAAGTGTTTTGGGAAGCCTTTGATACTTTTAAAGAATTTGTGACAGAAAAGACAAATTGCACAGTCTTACAACATTCACGCCTAGAAGCAGATGATCTTATTGCTGGCTGGATACAGAGTCATCCAAACGACAATCACGTGATCATTTCGACAGACACAGATTTTGTACAACTAATTGCACCCAATGTTAAACAATTTAACGGTGTTATGGAAACTACTATCACACATGAAGGTATATTTGATGCAAAAGGTAAGAGAGTTATTGATAAAAAGACTCAAGAGCCAAAAGCCATTCCGGACCCTCAGTGGTTACTCTTTGAGAAGTGTATGCGAGGCGATACCTCAGACAATGTATTCTCTGCATATCCGGGAGTACGGGAAAAAGGCACAAAGAATAAGGTTGGTCTCCGTGAAGCCTACGGTGACCGAGACTCAAAAGGCTACTCGTGGAACAATCTCATGCTTCAGCGTTGGTCCGACCACGAAGGTAAAGAACATCGTGTGTTAGATGATTACGAACGTAATCGTATTTTAATTGATCTCTCTGCACAGCCCGAAGAAATTAAAAACATCATTACAGAAACAATTGCTACAGCAACAGGTGCAAATAAAAATATCAGTCAAGTTGGAATTAGATTAATGAAATTTTGTAATCTTTATGATCTTAAAAAGATTGCTGATCAGGCACAGGCATATGCTGAGCCACTGAATGCGAGGTATTCAAATGAAATTAAAACTTTGTCCGTATGAAGATACGTGTCAATCAAAAACTGTTGACTGCTGGGAGAATAACATGTCCGATATACAAGCAAAGCCAATTATTAAAGATAAATTTTGGATTGTTGAACGAGATGGTGAAAAGTTCGCCACTCTAAGAAAAAATGAAGATAATAGATTTGTTATGAGCAATGAATTAGGTGTAAAAATCTACGACACAAAAGAAAGCCTTACTAGACAATTTGGTAAAAATTTCTTTGTAGCTAAAATTATTAAAGAAGCCAACGATGCATTACCCAACGAAGTTCACGGTTATGCCACAAGTGCCGAGCCGCACAATGCAATGTATGATATAAAAAGAAAGTTACCGTTGTTTACAAAAAGCGGCGATAGCAAGAGTTTATACTGTGCAGGCTTTTATGTGATACGGTTTGATAAAGGATGGGTAAAAAGTTTTTGCCCTAAATTGATAACATTACAAAGGTATGAGTATCAAGGTCCGTTTCAATCCGAAATTGAAATGAAACAGGTATTAGCTAATGTCTCAAAATAACATTCCAAATACGTTACCAGGCGTTGAAAAACTTATTCAACGCATAGCAGTTGCAGAGCGTGGTCAGCAAAAAGATATAAGATTAACAATTCAAGAAGCAAGAGAGCTTACCCAAGAATTAGCAGTAATGACTAGTAAATTAGGAAAAACCGTTCAGGAAATACACGCAATGCTGGCGGAAATACGTGAATCTACTACCAATATCAATGTTAAATTTGATGGGGGCAACTTCAGTTAGGTATAAATATATACGTGCTTTATTATTACACGTATAGATATGAGTAGACCAAAACCCAAAGTTATTCTTGAATACACCAACAAGGAAACATACAAAGTTGAGCAAATTCTCGATAGCGATGCCATTTGGGCTGTGTTTTACAAAGAACAACCTTTCAACTTAAAAAGTGGTAGTATGGTATCCAGTTATCCTGGCCCGAAATACAAAAAGGTCAGTTTTAGTAATCCAGGACACGCAAGAAACTTGGCCAAAAAGTTAAACAAGTTGTTTAAGACCACAGACTTTGCAGTGTTTAAGTTAAATGCTGGAGAGCGAGTAGACTAAATGGATTTAAAGGATACCTATACTTCGGTATTCCTCAAAGCTGCTGGTCAATCTTTTGACGAGAATATCATAAAAAAATTCCGCAGTGCCTGGTGGCAAAATGTCAGAGGTAAAGACTGTGGCGGTCTAAGACTCACTGATCAAGGACTAGAATTTGTAGAAACTTATTCTCAAATCAAAACATATAAAGTTGAAATATTAAAAGAAATTAGTATAACTCCACAAATACTAGTTTGGTTAGATCAATTTATCGAATCTCCCTATCACTTAACCAAAAAACACATTGTTGTTCTAAAAGAAAAATCTGCATTTGAATTATATCTGTTTCACGGAGATGTAAGAAAAATGGGTTATGCCAAAGCAATGCATCAAAGACTTAGCCAAGAATCCTGAACAATTTATTTGTTATCTATAAATATTTTCACAATGATCGAATATAATCCTTTAGAAATTTTAAACAAAAGATCACTTCAAGTGATGCCTCCACATTTTGGAAAAATTAAACTTGAAGAGATAAATTTTTTTACAAACGAAGTTGAAAACTGGATTCGAATCAAATTAAAAGGTAGATATGCTGTCGTGAAACTTTCAAGTATAGAAAACGACAGCAGATTGAAATCCGCAATGTTTGCGGGATTTGAAGATCATAAAGAACTAACATATTTTATGTTAGCTTGCCCATATCTAAGGAGAAACTAATGGACCAAGAAGTAACAACAACCCCAGAACAAGAGCAACCTCAACAACCACCAAGTGCTGCAAGTGCTGATCTTAATCTCAGCGACCTAGCTTCCTTGCGTAGTATTCTAGAAGTTGCCAGTAGTCGAGGGGCGTTCAAAGCTGCAGAATTAGAAGCAGTAGGTAAGGCTTACAATAAGTTAAATACCTTTCTAGAATCTGTTGCAGCCAAAAAGGAATAATATGAAAAATCTCAAACACGTAGGTAAGATAAAAAACACAGGATCAAAAGTTCTTGTAGTTTTTAGAACCTTACCCGGTGAGTCAAATATGGCATTGGTTGTGCAAACATCTCCGTTGCCAGATCAATATCACAATGCAATCATTGATCTTGTAGATCAAGATGTTGCACAAGATGCATGGGAATTCGGAGAAATTCTTTTTACTCGACCATTCCCCGACGGCCGCCCTATGCTACAGGCCCTGCAGGCAGATAATCGTTTGATAAAAGTGGCCACTGATACTGTTATCATGACGCCCACTCCGAATTCAGAAATTTCGTTGCATGAACTAAATTCATTTATTGCAGAACAAAAAAATTGTGCAATAGATGATTTGTATACGTTTACCAAAGGTGCTCCTACTAAGAAAGAACCTGCAAAAACAGTTCAAGAATCTACTAGTGTACCTGCCTCAGCTAATGAAGTACTTACTGATCGTGACATAGCTCGCAATTTTAGAAGTCAAGCAGATGCCATGTACAAAGAAGCAGCTAGGCTGAGAAAACAAGCAGACGATTTAGATCCTCCAGCAAAGAAAGCTACCAAATCTAAAGAAACCGAAGGTGCCTAAACATTTATTTAGGCCACCTAGTCATTTGGTTAAGGAGTGGCCGGAAGTTTTTGAAGATATGTATATGAACACCATGCCGGTGGCATATTTAAAAAGTGTTCGATTAGAATTTAACAATGGTAGAATATGGGAAATAGATATTCAAGAGCAGCTTGGCAATGCAACCAATGACATCGTTGCTGAAAAACTCTTGGATACATTTCAAGAATATAAAGAAGAAATTACTAAAGTAGATTTTACTATAGATATTCAACGGCTGAAGCAAGACATAACTGACAAAACTAAAAAATTGTTTTAAACAATTTGTTTAAAAACTGGATCTCTGCAAAGTTTAATACATTTTGTTATCTTAAACATCAAACGTCTTTAAAACACTACGTCTAACATCTTCCATTTCTGGCAATATCTTAAATGTATCTTCGTTCCGCAGTATATCCAATTGACTAGTTATCTTTAAGAATTCCTTTGCGGCTTCTAAGTTAAACGGCTTTTCTAATTCGTGCAAGATGTGTTTAAATGTTGCTGTAATATCTGTATTATACTTTTTGTTATGTTCGATAACAAACGCTTTTAGTTTAGCAGATATCTGTTCTTTATATTCGTCGGAGAGGATGTTTACATGATAGTGGACAGGATGTTCTAGCAAGTTGATAAAGAAATTATTGTAATTGCTATTCTTAGACGTTGGGTGAGATCTAATTACCCCGATGCTAATCAAATGATTAATAATTTCAGGTAAGCGATGTACATTCCACGCACCAATAGTAAGCCCTGGGCGAAGCATAATGTTAGCGTGTTTAGCAAGTTCTTTTAAGTTTTCTTCTACCTTGGACCATACTGTACCTGAGCGAATTAGTTCAGCACGTTCACCTATTTCATCAATACTTGGCCATACTTCCAGTTTACCGAACTGCCATTGACTCCAATAATCGATGATATTCTTTTTGCCATAGGATAATACGGACGCATTGGTATTATAACTTAGCTTGACATCAAAACGTTTCTTCTCTACCAGCATGTCTAAAATTTGCCAATGTTCAGGCATTAACAACGGCTCACCACCCGCAAAATAAATGCGTTTAACAACATCAATTTGATCTTTAAGAAAATCAAAATTGGTTTGGTTATCTATCGAATCGATGTTCCATACTTTTTCTTGATCAGTGTGTCCTAGTTTTTTAGCATCTGGGACCCAGGCTGAACTATAACGTGGGCCACAACTTCGACATTTGAAATTGCAAAGATTACTAAAACGGAAGTCCCAGTACTTTAACTCCATAGTAGTACACGTTCCATCTGCTAACGTAATGTTTGGAATTTTTGCCACTACCTCTGGAAAGTCGTGGTTGTGATAAAATCTGCCACTTTCACCAGTTACCTTTTCTCTGTTGAAACACTTATCGCACACTTTAGGCTCAACACCATTTATCATATCTTTACGGAGATTTTTCATATTATTGCTATTCCAAATCTCCTCAATAGATTGAGTATTGAGGTCACCTGCAAAGTAGTTGTGTGCCGAAGTTAAACAACATGGTACAACTTTTCCGTTAGGTTCAAAATTTAAATGCATCCATGGCACGGCGCATAGGGTAGATGATGTCATTATAGTTTTTTCTTATTTAGGCCTAACGACTGTCTTGTGATTTGATTAGTCAAGACGATTGATGCCTGCTTGAGGTTTATTTTTTGTTTGTTGTTCATAATATTCTTTTAACCAATCAAAATCATTAATCTTTTTTAGTGCTTCTAAATTATCTATATTTGCACTACCATATTCCTTACCTGCTATTGCTCCGGCAATCGCATCTTGTCCAAACGGTCGATCAATACCTAGCGTACACCATACGTCAAGTCTATACAATGTTTCTTCGCTTTTTTGTCTATCAATAATTTTACTAGATAATTTACAACATTCTCTAAACGCTGATTTCCAAGTGTTAAACGGATCAGTATTAAATGCCGTGATGTTTGATATAGCTTTAACTGCTTTAAATTTATTAGATATACTAGTTGTCATATCTGGCTTAGATACATCCATACCCATAGTCAACAAAGTTGGCAATAGTTTCACACCACCATATCCGTATACTAAATCATTAATAGGATTTTTACTACGCCAAACGTGTACGATATCTTTTTCATGAGTAGATACTTCATGATCAAAATTAAAATCTTCTAAAATTTCAGCATCACCATCTACTACCCAAAACATACAGGTATCTGCTAGTTTGGCAGCTGTAATATGTGCTTGGTGTATTCCTTTTATTCCGTGAACTCTTTTAGCTCTTGGAAATTTTGATTTTAAATTTATAAAATTAATATCAGCGGTCGGCTCATTATAACTGATAAACACTATATCATAAAGTTCAGTGTCTGTTGGGTTGCTGGCAATTATATCTATTTTTTTGTGATTTCTGTAAAATCTTTTTTCAAATTCTTTGTCACTTACATCTGAATATTTTGAGAATAATGCTACGCCATCAAAGTGCTCTGCATTTTTAAAAACATGAATATATTTTTCATCCCATTTTGGAACAATATAATTAAAATTAAAATCATTCGAAATAATTAAATCATCCCAAACTACCCAAAATAATTTAGTAAATGTTTTGTTAGAAATATCTGAGAAACATTTTATATTTTCAATTTTTTGAGATAATGGAAATCTTTTATTAAAAGATAGCCACTTGGTGTCATTAACGGTGTTTTTGCTTACATAAAAAATATCGTAGATCATTTTAAATAGGTATTTGTTAAATTTATTGTTTCGTTATACAAGTCCAAGGTATACTTACTTTGTTTGGGATCTAAATAAGGATAATCAAATCCCAATCCTAATTTAATTTTTTCACCAAGTAATTTTATTTCTTCAACCAGTCCTTCTTGATTAACCTTTTCGTACGGACGTCCATATTGATTCCAAATATCTTTAAGGATTTCAAAATCTCTAACTTCCACATAATTCCACTTAGTGCAATTTGCTAACCAAGTACCCAGTCTAGCTCCGTAGACAGCATATATACCATTTTCTTCATGTGAGCCCACAGTTGACCACATACGCAGTCTATGTAAGTTATGCCACCACACTCGTTCACGAATTTCATCCGGCGGGACTCGAACTCCGTCAAGCAATGTCATTTTTACTCCTTCACGAAATCCTGCTCTCCAGGCCTGAAAAGGCGATCCTGTGATAACTGTTTCGCTATAGCACTCTTTAAATTGTTGATAACCTTGTTCCCAACAAAAGTCTACCTGTGCTCTTTCATTGTTACTAGCTTCGTGCGTTTTCATATTTAGAATAAAATCTTTACGCCAAATTTTAAGGCCGCCATTGCCATATCTTAATCCATTAATTCTATTACGTGCTAACCAGCTAACTACTTGTAAATTTTTTTGATCGGAATCAAACTCTGTGTTAAAAAATTTTGTGTCAACAATATTGTCTGCATCTATAGTAACAACCCAATCTGTTTCTGATTGTCTTGCAGCTTCTTTGTGTGCTTCATCACTGCCTTTTATTCCGTGTACTCGTTTAGCCCAAGGAACTTTATTGCATAGATCTGCATAATGTAAATCTGCATTAGGCTCGTCATAGCTTAAAAATACAATATCTAGTTCTATGGTTTTCATATTTTTTCAAAAACATAATTTTTTAATATTCTTCTTGTAAAAATACTAAATCGTTTGTGGGGGCCAGTGTATATAAATTCTTTAGAACCTTGTTCTAAATCTTTTAGTTGAAAAGTTATTGTTTGGTAAAGATTATGTGGATCATTATAGGAGGTGATAAAAAACTGCATTTCAGTACTGCCGTCCCGATGTATTTTTCTAGTGTTAGTTGAACTGTATAAAACAAAAATTATTTTATTTTCTAATTCGTTAAATTGAATAATAATATCATTTTTTTGAGTTGCCCTATATTTTTTATCAATTACTCTATGCAAAACATCGTCAATTTTAATAAGACTGTGCTTAGTAACAATTTCAATTGTTTCGGAATCTATATCTACAAAACAAGAACTCATTTGAATTATTCCGTTATGTATATCTTCTGCCAGATCGCTATCAATTTTTATTTTATATTGTTTATCATCAGCAGCAGAATCGGGATAAATTCCAGTGACTTCACCAGTAGTAGGTTCAAAAATTGCCCAGTATTCTACTTGTGGTGCAGTATATTGTTGTAACCAACTGTCAAAATCAATTATTTCTTCCATAATATTTCCTCTAAAATGTTAGTGATTTCGTCGGTTATGTAATTTTTTTCGTTGTAATGAACAATATCCTGTTGCTGATAATTTCCAATTTTTAATTTACCTTGCAGATCAAAATAAAATCCAACATGATCAGAAACTTTATCAGCAGGCCACGGCCAATTTTGTATCATTGGTTTTAAATGTACTACCTTGGGAAATTCTAAATCATAGCTTATATCATCTTGAATGTCTAAAATTTTTGCAGCTAGAGAAAATGCTTCGTCTGTGCCTACAACTTTTGGAAGATAATTTTCTAGAAATAGATTTTTAAATTCATTAGGATTTTTTAAAATATACCTACCTAGTAAAAAGAATTCTTCAGCTAGTTTAGAATCTTTTTTAAAGAATGTATAAAAAGAATATAAATTAGGTAGATCGTTACGTTCAAATGTTTTTCTATAATATGAATCTTTTACAAGTTCTCCGCGATAGGTATACGCCTTGTTGGGAATATATAATTCAGTGTTCTCAATAAAGTATTCAACCCAATGTCTGCAGTCTCTAAAAAACAACATGTCTGCATCTAGACATATAGTGTGATCCCAAGGACTTAATTTATCCATCCAACTTCGACCATCCCAAAAAGTTTCTTGATTCCATTCAATAATTTTATCAAACACCCAGGAACTTTTTAGTTTTTTAACATCTTCAATATTATCGGTTACTAATGCTACTTTGTCAAATCCTTTTTGTTGAGTATTTTTAATGCTTAATGCTAGAGCATAGGCCAATTTTAAATAATCAACCGAATCGTTTTTAGAAACTACAATAAGATATCCAAAAGTCATAGTATTTCCAAAAATTCTTTTGCATTCCTAATTATGCTTTGTTTATTCATTACGTGAACATCTAAATCTTTGATTGATGCAATAACCACATGATCCTCAGACATATTGTCATTTAGATAAACACGCAGTTGATTTTTGTCAATAGAATGAATTAGGTCTTTATCTAATAATGTTAGTATCGGAGGAAGATTTTCTCCTCTAGTTTCAAAGCCATTTAGCATATGCTTTGCTATACTAAAAGCAATGTCATTTCTGTATTGTTTAGGATTAAATCTAAATAAGTCTGCAAAATAATTGTAGTTTGTTCTAATAACATCTACTAGATCAAAAAATATTTTAGATTCATTATTCTTAGTAAACATCACTGTGGTAGCCCAATATAAGGCAATTCCAGTTTCAGACACCCAAGAATCTAAAATACCTTTCCTATCTCCCCTAACATCTTGCATAGATGAAGATAACATTACACTCGAATCAACTTCCCAATACTCTTCGAGTCTGTCAGACATTATCAAAAAATCACTGTCTATTAATAATGTTCTGTCATATGGAGTAAGATCCCAAACTGAAGCCCTATTTGAATTTACAAAAGGAACTGTTTTAGAAGTATATCCATCGTGTAACACACGAGTATTTTGAGTTACTGGTTTTTCAATTTCTATAATTTTATCAAAAATTTCCTGAGAAAGATTATAGATATTAGATGTCTGCATCCATTCCACAGTAAATTTATCAACTACTAAAGATACAGGAACTTGTAAATTTGCTTTTGCAAACTTTGCAGATACCAAAGACATTAAAGCATAATCGACGTCTCTGCTGTTGTGAGCAAATATTAATATTCCTCTTTTCATAAATCTACTAATTTTTCAACTGTTCTACTTTTTTTAATAGCGTCATATTCGCTCATATATTGGAAACTAGCTGAGAAATATCTATCAAAAATTTCATCTCGAAATTTAATTAAGTCATCGATTAGGACAGGATTTTCATTGCTATCAATTAACGGTATACCAGATACTCTCCCTTGATCAATACATAATTGTACAAAAGAAATTAAAGAATGATCAATGTAAAAAATGCCACCGGCAGTGCCATAGGTTAATTTAGCTTGTAGTTTTTCTTTTAGAAGCCTTCGTTGTATTGAAAGTGTTTGGCGATACTTAGAAAAATCCAATGCAGTTTGTAAACGGTCGTCCATAATCATCCTCAGTTATAGTAGCATATTATTTATATGCTGCTGTCATCGATGAAAAATTATGTTCCGCCGATTGCGGTGATTGAATATGTGGGTCTAGTGATAGTGAAGGTTCCAGATGGAACTAAAGATCCTGTGGCTCTTTTTTCAGTAACTGTAACTGTTAGTGTTCCGTCGATAATGTCGTCGGGGCCTGGTGCTCCTGGATCAGTGTAATTGTCAACAAATCTAACTCGGATAAACACCGTGGTAGCTGTACCAGCAGAATTATCTGCAACATCACACTTGGCATCTAAATTATAACTATTTGACGAATATGGGGCGGATGAAGATAAAGTATAGAAATTTTGATAAGAGTTAGTTAATCTATAAAAATTTTGACCGTTCATTGGACTAAATCCAGCAGACGGTGTTTGACTTCCAAATGCTTGCATTCCGGCGGTGGTGGTTAAATTAGACCAATCATTGTTTTGAGCAGTGCCGGCTCCGTCGATTCTAGAAGATTGAATTCTAATCTGTCCTCCGCTGTTAAAAAACCAACGACATAGATTGGCATTGGCGAAAGTTGCTGTGACTTCACACACAACTAAACTATTCCATTGTGTGGACCTGGTAGAACTCACTGCACTTTCAGTCAAAAATCTACCTGAACCTATATTGAATCTATTTGTTACGGCAGGCGTAATTACTCCGCTATACTGAGTGTTATTACTAAAAGATAAAAGTTGACCTTCATCGATATCTGTGATTGTTGGTGCTACTCCATCTTGATGTGTTCTTGCATTTACAATATCAAATCGAAGTAAATCCCAATCAGTTTGACTAATCTTTTCGTGGGTAGATTTGTCTGAACTCTGCAAAGTTTGACCGTATCCATAGGTAGCTGAACCGTTGCCAATGATATCAATTATGTTGGCACGTAGATTATTGTAGTCTGTGGTCTTTATAAGATCATTAACAGCCATTGTAGTCCTTAATCCTTTTCATAAGACTATTTATACGGGTGTTAAGAGCCAGATATACCAGAGATGGAGTAACCGGGTCTTGTTATAACAAATGGCCCAGTCCCTAATGGTTGCAGTGTACCTGATGCTCTTAATTCATCTACAGTAAGAGTCAATGTACCATCAACGTTATCTGGAGAATTCGAATAGGTATCAGTATACGTGACTCTAAAGGTCAAAACAGTTGCGCCGCCCACACTGTTGTCAGCCACATTTGAAACCACTTCGATTCTATATTGATTTGCTGAATACGGAGCACTAGAGGTCAAGTTAAAAAATGTTTGATAACTATTTGTCAAATTATAAAAATTCAATACTGCGGTATTTCCACCAAAAGCCACTGTACCAGCAGTATCTAGTATATTTGACCATGAAGAATTTTGTGGACTTGCTGTACCACCTGTTCTAGAACTTGCACACCTTACCTTGCTGCCGCTGTTAAAAAAGTGACGAGCTTGATCAGCTGTGGAAAAAGTCACTGTAACTGTTGCTGTAAGACTTGAATTCCATGCTGTAGAACGAGTAGCCGACGTGGCTGACTCAACAACAAATTGGCCAGTGCCTATATTAAATTTATTTGCAATTGCAGTATCTGCTTGAGTGTTGTATTGATTGTTGGGATGTCCTGCACCAAATCTCACAGGTTGCCCTGATACTGCATTGACAATAGTTGGTGATAAGCCATCTTGATGAAGTCTAGCGTTGAATATGTCAAATCTCAAATTGTCCCATTGTACTTTTGTCACTGTATTGCCAAAGGCCACAGCCGAACTTAACAGTGTTTGGCCGTAGCCCGATTGGCCGGCTCCTGTTCCCATAATACCAATAATTTTTGTTCTTATTGTATTATAGTCTACTGCTTCAATTATTGATCCTGTACCTGCAGCCATTTTAAATCCTTACAATATTACAGCTTCAACAAGTTTCACACTTGTATCGCTATTAGATTCTAATGCCACTGCAAACACTTCACTGGAATGGTGAACTGCTACAGAAGCACAACCGTCATTGGCTGCTATTAGATTGTCTCCCTTTTTAACTGATCCTATTACTTTTACTGGAACTCGACCTTTAAGGGCAATATATGTACCGCCTTCTAGATCTCGATTCATCATAAATGCAGGATTAGCACTTACTACACCAATAGCACGTTTACCCCAAGTGCTAGCAGTGACTTCTTTTTCGCCGCCGACAACTACCACTGTGCCGGTATCGTATTCTTGATCTGTTAGGTACTTTTCTGCAAGGTCAGCATACTGTGCTGAAGTAGCAGTTCCATTTAAAACATTACAATAAATGTTAGAACTTGCATCCCTAATCACAACAGTGTTAGCTGTTGAAGTACTAGCTGCTGTTCTATACGAGCCGCTCCACAATAGTGTGTCTGCTTGGGTAGCTGTGCCGGTGAATTGATTGGCCACTAGATTACCACTAGCATCTCTTAGCGCAATGGTATCGGCAGCAGCAGTAACATCTTGTATTTTATTATTCAATTGCAAGGCATTACTGGCCGTTCCGTTTACAGATCCCACATATACCGCTGTACCTGCACCTGCACCGGAATTTAATACAGTGACTCCTGTGGACGAAATTATATTACCAGTCAACGATCCGTTGACTGAGCCAGTGACGTTGCCAGTGACGTTGCCAGTGACGTTGCCAGTGACGTTGCCAGTAAGAGCCCCATTAAATGTGGTAGCAAACACTGTGGCCCATCTTGCAGATGTAGCACCTAGATTTCTTGCATTGTTTGCTGCTGGGTAGATGGCATCTGCACCAAATACATAGTCTCTATCACCGCCAGATGTCACAATTCTCACTGTGATTGTTTGAGATCCAGAAGATCCTAGTTGATTAGAAATAATCGGTTGATCACCGGATTCAACAAATACTTTTAAATCATCAGTGTCACCCAAGGTGTAACCAACATCATAAAACTTGGCACCGTTTGGAAACAGTGCATTGGTATTTCTTAGATATTCACTGGCTGCAAATCCTCCTAGTTTAGCTGCATTAGAAGTTGTGCCCCAATGAATATGATCATCTGTGGTCACCCCGGTAGACGGAGTATTGATTAAAGTAAGACCTTTCTTGATTTCACTAAAACCAGTAATAGGATTCACTGACGGACTCAATGTAAACGCAGTCTTGCTCATTATATATTGCGTATCGCTGCTAACAGTAAATTTAATAATTGTGTGATTTACGTTACTGACATCTTTTACTACCACCACTTCTACAGCTGTGGCTCCGGGGTCTTCTGCTATTTGCGGTCCTACCAGCACAAAGGATGTACCATTAGATACATACAGTTGCTCAGTGGTAGTGTCTAGCCAAAAATCTCCTGCAACAAGTCCGGAAGGTGCTGTTGCACTAACTTCCGATCCGCCAGATGTTCTAAATCTAGATCCATCATAGAATTTAATCTTTTTGTTTGTGCTGTCGTACCAAACTTGACCTAACACAGCTCTCGGTGGAGCAGAAGTATTGGCAAAATTCTCTAAAAGGTGTAAGAAATTTTCGTTCTGTACTTCGCCATAGCCTGCGTAATTTTTACCTAAGAAGCGTAGATCAGTAGTGGTATCAATGGTACCGTCTTCTACTGAGACTAAAAACGTGCCATTAAATTTGTCTACTTGATATGCCATCAATCTACTCCAATATTATTCTATTATTTATCTGAGTAGATTTATTATAATCTACCCACAGCAACTTCGATTATGCCTTCTATGCCATCGAAATCACCCAGTGCTTTGCCTATAACAGTGCCCATTTGTAGAGTTTGGGTAGTTCTAGCAAACCCGTTTCCACCGCTGATCAACATATCGCCCTTTCTTATCAGGCCTCTAACTTTACAAGGTGTTCTTCCCTGTAAAGCCACAGCTGCCACATATGTTCCTTGACAGTTACTGTTCATTAAATAAGCAGGATTTGTAGTGACAACTCCTGCTACTCTGTTAGTACCATCTTGTGCCAGTGTAACTTCAAATTCACCACCAAATTCTAGCACTGTACCCGGGGCATATTCTGCATCTGCTGTGTAATTTTCAGCCAAGTCAGCATATTGTGCGCTGGTGGCAACACCGTTAAAAATATCTGCATATACGCTGCCAAACGTTCGTCCCGGTAGTCCTATATTACATTTACTGTTAGCATCTCCTACAAAAGTAGGATCTGATGTGCCGCCGGCAGCAAGTGCTACAGAGCTTGAAATAAACTCAAAACTTGCTTCATCGCCGGTTTGAAACGCATCATTGATAGTGATTGTAAGACCCAGACCATTAGTAATAGCTAAAGTAGGAGCGTTTCCATTTATAAAAAAATGTATTTCTCCTGCATCTCCTATGGTTGCTCCTGCATCAGTAACTGAGACACCTGCTAATGTTCCCACCGAAGTCAACGATGAATCAATTATGCCAGCAGCTAGAGTTGTTCCACTCAAGGTGTTAGCTGCGGCTGTAACTGTAATATCTTGCGATCCGTTAAACTGCACACCATTAATGGCTCGTCCGGGCGCTAGTGTGCTGGCCTGCGCTGCAAGCCCGCTGAAAGTAAAACCCTGTATATTGTTAGCTACAAGACTATAAAATGAACTAGTACCAGATATTGCAGTAACATTGCCTGTTAATGGTCCAATAAATTGATCTGCGGAGATTGTGCCGCCTGCAAAACTGCCTGTGCTATCTCTAGCAACTACCTTACCTATGGTATTGATCGACGATGCATCTACTGACCAAGTGGCAGCTGCACTGCCGTTAAAATTACTGCCTGTTAAATATGTGCCTCTAGTAAGGATAGCAGGAGTATTAGCAGTAATAGTAATATCATTGTTACCATCAAAATAAGCACCGTTGATAAATCTTCCGTTTTGTAATCTAGTGGCAGTGGACGAATTACCTAAAAGATTACCGTTGATTACGGTGTTTGTTGACAGTGTAACACCTTTTTGTAATTCATTAAAACCAATAATAGCGTCTAAAGCATTGATTGTAAAAGTATCTGAACTGTGTATGGACAATACTTCATCATTAACCAATACCAATAACACTGCATGATTGATACTGTTAACATCTCTTAAAATTGCTGCTTTGATCCGTGTTTCACCAAAGCCAGATACTCCCTCAGGTCCTACAAGCGTCCAACCTGATATAGTAGAATAAACATACAATTGTTTGGTTGAAATTTTATACCAAAGAGCACCTTCAGTTGGTCCAGAAGGTGCATTTTCCAAAGCTGTAGCAGCTCCCACAGGCACCCAATTGGTGCCGTCATAGGTATTTAATTTGTTATTGACACTATCATACCAGGTTTGACCTTCTACCGCACGAGCAGGAGGATTTGTTCCGGCAAAATTTTCTAAAAGAAATAGAAAATTTTCGTTCTGTACTTCACCGTAGCCCACATAATTTCTACCAAGTAACCCAATACTTGTAGAAGTATCTAAAGTTCCGTCTTGAAGAACAACAAGTTCTGACCCGTTATATTTGTTTATGATGTATGGCATTGATTCGCTCCTTATGTATTTAACTTAAGAGCTAAATGTCCAGACACCGGCCTGTAGTATAAAAGTTTTAACAGTTCTAAAAACGCTGATAGGTTGAGCACCAACAGTAATAGGACTCACAATTGTTTGATTTGTTATAGCAAATGCAGTGCCTGTTGGGGTAACAAATTCAGCGGTAGACGGGGCTCCGAGACTGGTAGTAGCAGTAGAACTTATATTTGCTAGTCTTGTACACAAAATTCTAGCTAATGTGCCGTTTTCATATTCGTTTACAGGAGCCAGACTTGTTAAAATTATAGCAATATCTCCGTCAGTTGGAAAATCTGATACATCTATGCTGAATACTAGTGATCGAGTTCTTACCACATTCAAAACATATTTCTTGTTTGTGGCTTCAGATAATTCAGTAGCACCCAATGCAGTGCCAATTGATCCAGTATTTTCAGTAGTTTGTACAGGTGAATTTTGACTAGTAGTAATCAATCCCGTCAGCAAAGGTGAACCAATTAATACAATATTCCCGCTGCCATCTGGCGCTAGTTCTAGATCTAAAGAACTTATAGTAGATATTCGTTGATTGTCTATAAAAATATTGTCTACTGATAAATTTACCAAAGTTCCCACATTGTTCAAATTAGGAAAAGAACTTGAAAAACATTGTGTTGAAGTTAACACTGTATTTCCAGCAATTTTATAATTTTGTCCGGCGGCTAAATTAATATTTTCTGTGCTAAACCATCCAACATTTTTATCCCAAGTAAATTCATGGTCACTATTTCCCCTTAGAATAATTCCACCGCCGTCAGCATATTCGTCGGTATTGGAAGAACTATCGCCAAGACTGGCTAAAACAACATTTTTATCTTCAATAGTAAGTACACTGGTATTGATTGTGGTTGTATTTCCTTGAACCACAAGATCGCCTACCACTGTTAGATTACCCCCAACTGTGGTTAAACTATCAGTAAACCCATCATAAATTTTTATTTCTCGAGTTGGTGAAATAATGTTAACAGCTGTTTCGCTAACAACTCCCTTTTGTACAGCAAAACTGAGATTTTTATTTGAAGCTGTATTGTACAATCTCACATTGCCGGCGGCAACATTAAATGCTCCTTCAGTTCCAGCTCCTACATTAAGTCCGCTGTTATTGGTAATAATTAACGGCTCTGCAAAATTGTTTGCTTGATCACGTCGAGCATAAAGGGATGCAATGACAGTGTCAAGTCGATCTGCGTTGGTTGCGGTGACATTGAATTTTATGCCCGCTAGTGTTCCGACATTAAATCCAGGAATAATACTTCCACTAAAACCTTCAATGTTTAATTTAGGAGTAAATGTGTCTTTGGCAAATATTCCTAACAAAATTCCATTATTGTATAGATAGGTTACAACACGGGATGCATTTAACGAATCTAAAATAGTTTCAACTTTGAATCCACTAAGTCCCTGTGCCTGAGAATAAGCAGGACCAAGCAAAATAAAACTAACACCGTCATAGAAGTATAGTTGTTTACTGATGTTGTTAAACCATAGATCTCCGGCACCCGGTTGACTGGGCTGAGAATTTGAAATACTAGCCGAGCTTACTGGAACAAATCCTGTACCCGTGTAAACTTTTAGTTTTGCTTCGCTAGAGTCAAACCATAGCTGTCCCCTAATTGGATGCTCAGGTCTACCGGTGCCTGCAAAATTTTCTAAAAGTTTTATAAAATTTTCATTTAACGATTCACCAAAGCCACTGTAATTTTTTCCTATCAAGGTAATGTCAGTTGTTAGGTCATCAACTTGACCATCAGCCACAGTAGCTAATAGTGTTCCGTCTGTTTTATTAATCGAATACGCCATTTTTTATCCTTTAGAATGCAGGAGGTCCTGACCTAATAATGTAGTTTATTGTTAGAAACGGATTCATTAATGAAAATGCTTCGCTTAACGGATTTGTAGTTTTAATACCCCCTGAATTAGGAAGGTAATTGAATTTACCTGCTGCTGTTGGCCCTGCATCTAAAAATGCACCAAAATCAGTTGGCAAAGCGGTGTCTAATTTTACCGCAGCATATTGTCCGCCGGTGCTACCTACCATATCGTGTTCATGATCTGGAAGATTTCTAATCAACAGTGTTTGAGTTGATGTACCGCTGCCTTGACCAATATTTTGTGGTTCAGTTCCAGATACTCTTCCTACCGCGCCGCCACCGCCTTCTACATATCCACCAGTGCTGTTAGGCACTGTGATACCGTTGTCCATATTATCTCTTCCTAGAGCAAATCTACCTCTTAGATCGGGAATTCTAAAAGTATTAACTCCAACTAACGGATCAACACCGTTGTAGGTTGTGCCAATGATATCGTACAAATCAGAAAATTTTCCTCTTTCTACTTCGCCACCATCGCAAAACAAAAATCCATAAGGAGCACTAGAACCTGCATAAGGCAGAATAGCACCAATTGGCAATCCTAAATCAGCTATAAATGTATCTCTAGATTGTTTAAGCAGGCCGCTGGTACTTGATCTAAAAACCAAAACAAAATCATCTGTTTTAGATCTATTAGGAATAGGTTCTGCTTTACTACTAATGATAGAAGAAGAAAGTGTTGTATTAAATGTTTTTGTATAACCGCCTGTGCTGCCGTTAAAAGTTATTGGAGCCGTTGAAGCTATGTCTCCTGTGATAGAGAATGCTGTGGTGTTTTGTAAACTTGTGGCAGTAACAGCATTACCACTGATATCTCCTCCAAGTACTCCTTCCACAGTTTCTGCAATAATAGTCTGTGCTCTGATTGTTTTCCAACGCTTGGTAGCACTACCAAATTCAAAAGTATCATTCAGTGCTGGATCAATATTCCGTGCGGTAGTAGTTCCGACTACTTCTAAAGTTGTACCGATTAATGCATTTTTGGTTACAGCTAGTCCCCCAGCAGTTCTAATTGAACCATTGCTGAGATTAGTGGTTCCTACTGTGCTATCAACAATCAAGTTTCCACTAATTTTAGTGTTACCAATTATGTCCAACGATTCTTGTGGGCTGAGATTATTAACTCCAACTTTATTATCAATTACTCGTAATATTGTGTTAGGTATACCGTCACTGTTCAGTTGAATATCAATACTGCTACCTGCTGAGGAATTATAGATTTTAGCAGCGGTAGCTGAATTAGAAAGATTAAATGAACTGTCTACTCCGATATTGATACCTGAGTTGTTTCTAATGTTCAATCCAAATTCAGTGGTATTAGTGATATCCGATCTAAGAAATTTACCGCTGTCAATCACCACACCACTGACATTTAATCCGTCTGCTGAAGTGGCTGTTCCGTACAGTTTGGGACTAAATCCACCCAGTCCTAGATCTGTTGTAGATGATATATTCACTCCTGATCTTACTGCAAGGAATCCTGTGATAGAATTTTTTGGAGTAAAACTGTCTTTGCTGATAATTACAACCGGTTTATCTTCTACATAAAAGGTTAAAACTACTTTGGTAATATTGTTGGTGTCTACAATCTGCTCAACTAGCGGGCCGCTCAATAGTCCTGTTGAAAAATTAGGTCCAACTAAAATCCAGTCTGTGCCTGAGAAAACATATAATTGTTGATTTACGGTATCTACCCAAAGTTCGCCAACTTTGCTTTGTTCAACAGAAGGAGCTACAACACTCTTTTGAATGTCGCTGGCTGCTTTCCAACCAACACCGTCATAGATTTGTAGTGTTCTTGTGTTGGTATCAAACCATAACTGTCCTTCAGTAGGGTTGACTGGTTGAGCCGGGCCTGCAAAATTTTCTAACAGGGCTAGAAAATTTTGACCAATAGTCTGACCATACCCAGTTACATTTCTTCCTGGAAATGTCAAGCTGGTATCTGTGTTTGAGGTGTTATCGTACACCGTGATCGGTGTCTTATTTTCGTTATCAGTAAAATTTACAATATATGGCATTTATTACACCTCCGTGAATCCAGTTAAACTCTGTACACGAATTGTATAATCAATTTGTAATAGTCTGTTCAGAGATTTTTGAACAGGGTGAAAAATCACATGGGTTAATAATTTGCCTGTGCCGCTGTCGCTATACGATCTTAGACCCAATTCATCAAAAACAAAATTACCACTCATATCTTGACTGTTGTCAAATGCATCTTGTCCGTCTGGTTCGCCGTAATCTAACAAACAACTAATAATAATATCACTGTAAGTGGCTCCACTTATATGCCTAATTTCCATTTTATTTCTAATAGGATCTGTATTTTCTGTAGCATTTTTATCCACCACTTTGGCATAGGTTTGATTATACAGACTGGTGTTAACTCCTACAGTGTTTGGTGTTAGATAGCTAATCAGTCCAGTTGGGTCTACTGTGGTTCCGCCGTTGCCAAAAACCATTTGATAAATCCAGCCTTGGCCTTGATTACTAAGACTGTTGACCATTGCCACACTCATATTTTCATAATGAATGGCATTGCGTTTGTCTTGAAATACCTCGCCTGTTTGGGGATCAAATATTTTTATGTGTCCTTCGACGTGGAATCCACCACTTTCGTTGGGTGTTTTTTCTGGTTGTTTTTGTTCGTTGGGCATATCGAGCTCGTTGAAATTATTATTCATAGTGTATTTATTCTGGTATGATGGTTGTCTTTTGTAAAATAAAATTGCTGATCGCAGTAGCATTTTTCTGTAGAGTTCTTCCGGCTGATGCCGTTGTAACACCTCGATCATACCAAGTTCTTCCTGTTTTCCTAATTACCGTGATACGGGTGCCCGCCGGTATTGCTTTTGTTAGCCTTATATAAGAGCTTGTTCCATCTACACTGAATTCTGCTTCTATTTCTTTGCTTCCGTTAGGGCCTAGATCTTCATCAAATACATCGACAGGGTTTTTACGTAATCTAGTACCAGCTACAAATATTTCCAATTGATCACACGGTCCGTGTGTTACAGGAATGTTGGGGCCACCTGTTGCAATGTCAATTCCACGGTACCATGAACTTCTAGTTCCTTGTGTAGGAACAAAATCTAAAGGACCAACTAATAATGTACTACCGTCGCTGACAAAATCCAAACGGTGTTGTGTTTCATTATACGGAATAGTTTCTAATGGGCCGCTGTCTGTTACAAAACTACCCGCTTCGTGAATTATTGCAATAGCAGTTCCTAGACTTCCTCTACGAAGCTGTGTAAGTACATTTCCAGACTTTTGTAAATATTCTATTCTTTCGTTGTTGATGTATACAATACCTGATACTGGTCGGTCGGTCGGGTCATACAGTTGATCACCATTGACCACTGTAATACTTTGATCGTAGTAATTCAATGCTACGGCTAGTTTAACATCATTTCTGCTGTAGCGTTTGAAATGGTATATGTTTAACATGTCTTTGTAAATTTCATATGCACTAGGAAATCTATATACGTCATTGCCAAATTCAACAATTTTTACATCATCTTCGGTAGTTGTTTCAACATCTAGATATACCACACCTCTCGGCAAAGATACACTAAAATCACGGTCCTGTGTTTGTCTCACTCCGTTTACATAGACCCATACATAATTTGAATTTATAGGAGTTCTAGAAAGTTGATATTGAACTTTTCCGCCTGCAAATTGATCAGCTACAATATCCATACTAGGATATTCACTAAACCAAACAATTTCAATTATATCTTTTGCAGTGCTGTCATCATTGTTTTCCAGAGTGGCCATAATTGCATCTGTGAAAACAATTTCATCACTGTCTATTTGATAATCTGCAAATGCGGTAACAACAATTCTAATAACATCACCTATATCTAGAATATCTGAACGCACTGTAATAATATTAGATCCAGAATTAAGCGTATAGTCTACCACCTGAATCGTTGGGTCGTTGTTTACAAATACTCGAATATCAGGATAAGTTATTGAACCTGGAAATCTTATTGGATCTACTCCAATAGTAATTTGATTGTTGGTTCCGTCGTAGACTGTTAACACAGTATCAGGTCCTTTGATCTGTTGTCCATTAATGTTTATCAGTAAGTTAGATACCGCGGAGGCCCTAGATAAATTAACAAATTTGTCTACTACAAATCTAGTGGTTGATCCATCGTAGACAATAGTTTGATTATTAACTCTAATTATACTCTGTCCTGTGGAGTCTGCATCTAGGCCGGGTCCTAGACATACCACCTTGACCACACTGTCAATAGCCGGAGCAATACCAAACTGTACTAAAGTTTTATCTAGTGTATCTGTAAAATCAGCACTGTCTAGGAATCCAGCATCAACGGCATCACCGTTGACTGTAACTAATATTGACGAAGTTTGACTGAAAATTGCTTTAGTTAAAAACAATGTAGTTGCACCGTCTGCAACAAATTCTTGATAATCTAATAAATGTATACCGCCTAGACCAAATGCCAGTATTTCAATTATGGTGGTACTGATCGGTACATAATTAAATACCACCTCATTGGTTTCATAGTCTATAATATAATCTTGAACCAGTTCTTGTTTGATTTTATTAATGTAAACAATTACTGAATTGTTTTCTAATATATTAATACCTATGGCATATTTAAATTTTACACCGTCCGAATATGCAATGGTATTTTGTATCAGGGCAGATCCTTGAGGATAGGTGTGGAACACTTTGATGCTTACACTTTCTAGCACTTGGCCGGGAATGTTTTCTTCGGGCGCTGGCACTTGATCTGGGCTAATAAATTTATCGCCGTCTACGACAATTTCTTCGGCTGTGAGGCCGTTGGCTGTTTGATACGCACCACTAATATTTGATAGTGATCCGCCACTCAATTTAGTATCTAAAAGATTTACGTCGGTGATGGTCACTGATCCGTCACTGTCTAACTTGCGGAAGATCAATGTATCACCTGGTTCTACACTGATATATTGACCGATTTCAACTACTCTAGTAGATCCATCTCCTACAAATGTAGGCATCTGGGCGTTGGGATTAGTGGCATTTGAGCTATCCCAATTTTGAATCCAATTAGGATCATCTACTCTAATTGTTTTAGGGGCAGTGATTCCTGATTCTATAATAACTTGTGGATTTGTGGTGCCGCCGAGTGTTTGTATATCGCCCGGAATCCTGGTTCCCGAAGGTTTCCAATATACAGAAATCTGTTCTCCCGCTGCAGGAATAAATGGCAATGTTACTGCAATAGTACTTCCGTCGGCCACATAATAAAAATCACTGTTAGATTCCACGCTGTCCCAACTGTCAGTAAACCACGGAAGAGCATCCCAGCCGCCGGTAACATCAAAAGTTGTTCCTTGAATTTGTACACCGCCAAAATCTATACCGGTCATTAGTTGTGCCAGTTCATTGCCTCGCATTCCGTCAGTGGGTGAATAGTAGTTTTCGATTCTGTTTATACTGTCAAATAATTCTACATTCTTTTCGTAGTTGATTTCTATTATATCACCTAGAGTTGGGGTTGTATTGAAAATTAGTTTGCCTTTGATCAAGCTATATGTATCCGTTGTGGAAGTATACAATGTGATTGTATATTCACTGTTCAATACAATTTGATTATTTTTAGTTATTGAAATCTTGCTCTTGTCTCTATTAGGTGCATATTGCAATTGGAAAACTGCAGAAACTCCTGTGGCTGTAAAAATTTCAGATTTGGTAAATGTTTGGTATATTCCTTGTTTAGCAATTCTATCAAATTTCACAGTAAGATCAAATGTTCTTACCGCAGTTTCACCAATTGTGGCCACAGCTTTGGCAATGCTTTGACTGGTACCATTGCCGCCAACTAGACTGACACTAGGGGCCTGTGTATAACCCTGACCTTTGGTTAGAACCTTTACAGCTACAACACTGCCATTGGCCACAAATGCCTGAGCTGTTGCGCCGGTGCCGTTGCCTTCGATTATTACACTAGGGACTTCTGTGTAATCAGCACCCCCGTTAGACACAGTAATTTCAGTAACAACGTATCCGTTGTTGTCAGTCCACCATTTCCAAGGATAACTAGTGAATCTGTCGCTGTTTGATCTAATTGGTAATATTTTTCCATCTTGAGTAGAGTACTCTGGAGGTAGGTCAAAATCAGTGGTTCCCGAATATGAAATGTCCCTATCTGTGTATTTAGAAATATATTCTCTAATTGTGGTTCTATAGGGTTTGATTTCTTCTATGTATTCTTGGAAATTTTCTAAATTATCATTTTTATAATTTATTTTTTGCTCTAAATCTCCAACATTGTGAGTGGCATTTAAGAAACTTGTTTTGAACGCCCAATCAATATACGGCTGCTCTACAAACGCATATCGAATACTGGTAAAGAATAATTTATTCCATTCTACTCTAAGGTCTTCTGTGAATATATCTTCTTTGGCCGCTTTTAATATATTGCGTAATTCTTGTGTGGGATTTATATCATATACATCAGCATCAAAGGCAATGGTATTGTCGTATCCTATATTTTGCACCGACACTAGATCATCAATAATTAAATTGATGGTACCATTTTTTCTGCCAACAAGAATGTAATTATCTAGAATATTTCCTTGGGTTGGATCAGTTTTTTCTAATACTGCCCATCCGCCATTGGCAAATTCTTGGATACGTATTAGATCTCCAACCTTGACAGAAATTGAAGGTTCTTGATAAAGGTCGGTGATTTCTTTGACTATTCTAGAAGTTACTCCGTAACCATCTTGCCACCAATCAATGTATTCCCAATATTTGCTAGTATTGAATGCCTGAGACTTAGATCTAAAGAAAGTTTTTCTTATATCATCCCAGGAATAGATACTCCAATAATTATTGATCGAACTATCTTGTGCAACTAACACAGAAAAATATCTTATTTCTGCTACAGCTGATGTGTAGCGACGACCTTTAGACAACACTGTGACAGAATTTATTCTACCTTGACTGTCTATAGTGACTCGTGCTGTGGCTCCTTGTCCATTCCCTTCAATGTTGACAAATGGAGCATTTCTATAACCAAATCCAGAATCTGTGATATCAATAGTATCAATTTCTCCGTCAACAATATTAGCTCTAAGCACAGCTTTTTTAACTCTTGTTGTTCCTACTTCTGCAAGATCAGTTAGTGTGTCCACACGTACATCATATTGATTTAATACACTGGAAGGTTCTGGATCAACTGATCCAAGATTGATAAAATTCAAAGTATCGGAAAACGCTCGAGTTTTTAATACTGAATTGATGTTGATAATTACTGTTTTTAAAATGGCAAATCTATCTTTGAACATTGTCTGACGGGGTCTAAAACTTAGACCATATCGCTGCTTGATAGGTATACCGGCGTCCGGCACTATGTTACCAGCAAGGTCATACCCTACCAAACTGTCTATCCATTTGGCTTCTAGGGTTTCTGTTGGGAGACTGTCTGCAACCCCTTCGGTCAATAACTGATATTCATTGTGAATAGAATTCAAGGCTTTTAGATTTTTTCTATATTGAATATTAATCAACGCGGTATTTGAAGAAATCAAAGATTCAAAATTGAAAGCCAATAAAGTATCTGCGGCTATCGGAGATAGTATAGGCTGTCCTGTGCCTATTGGATTTTCAATATAGCTCTTTACATCCAATGCTGTAATTCTTCTGCCTGGAACATTTTTTGGCACTATATTTTTATTCTTGACCCAATAATAATATTTTGTATCTGTAGTTTCACCTGTTGAAGAATTGGTTAAAATCTTTACAGAATACGCTGTGTTATCCGGGTATAGCGGCTGGCCTGAAATTCCTTGTGCAAGACCTTCAGTTGTATCTGCTAACACATTCCATCTGCTGGGCAAATATTTTGATTCTACCCATTCATACACATCTATGCTGGCGCCGTAGGCTAATTGATTCCAGTTGCCAATTCGATAGGAAATATCACCCTGTTCATAGAGCAACCACTTGGCAGTACTTAGGTCCCACCACAGTTCTCCAACGTGTTTTTCAAACCAGGCCTGGGATTCATCAACTTCTTGTTGATCGGTGCCGTTGGTATATGTTGCAGGATCGTACAGCGTTTTGAATTTTAATTCTTGTTCGGCTGCACCTAGTATTTTTAATTTGTAATGATCAACTATTTCAATATCTGAAATTTTCACATTGGTTTCATTGTCGTATATTGAAATGTTTTTAAACAATTCTATATCAGTTAGGTCTTGTCTTGAGGCGATGGTATTCCACGGATTTTTAGTTGTATCTTTAGTAAACAATCTAACCTGGCCAGTTTCAATAACTTCTGCGCTGCCGGTATATCCGCTACCTCCATAGGACACAAACAACTTAGTTATAGTACCAGCAGACATCGACTGTACTTTGATACGAGCTTTGTCTGCAGATCCATTAATTTCAATAGCATCGGTATCATCGTCGAAGTCACTAACAGTATATCCAGCTCCAGAATCTTTAGCTATAGCAGATACAATAACTCCGTCTTGTATTATTACATCTACTGTGAGTGCATTATTGCCGCTGGCTCCCAATAGAATAGTAGTTGTAAAATTAACACCTATTCTATAAACTGTATCTCGATATGTAGGAGATCCCACTGCTATCACAGATCCCACACAGTCTACACTAGAACCAAATGATTCCCAGTCTTGTAGGTCTGGTACATATAATTTTTCTGTTAGGTGATATGTTTGATCTTTTCTTTCAAACACATAGACCTGGCCTGTATTGCCTTCGTCAGAACTAAATGTGGTGTTAGTATTATCAAAAGATGTTGAACCTTGATCATATATTGTAAACAGGTTAAAACTGGCATTACTGGCACCTACAACTATTTTTTCTGTTGCGGGACTAATGCTGATAGCAGACCCAAAATACTCGTTGGCATAATTTTCGTGGCTGATTAGTCTTTGTTTCAATCTATAAGAAATAGTATCCGACTGTGCGGACTTAAACACAAACACTGCACCTTGATCGGTGGATTTTACATCTGCTTGTGGGCTACTGGCAATAATTGTAGTTCCGTTATAGTCAATGTCTACTGCTGCTCCAAACTTGTCTCCGGTATTTAGGTTGTCAATATTTAATACATCGCTAATTTCAATCAACGACCCAGCAGTGATAGTTTGAGCTAGTTCGTAAACATCATTGGTATTTCTTTTATAGATAAAAATCTTCCCAGAAGGATTAGAAATTTCAGAGCTAACAAAAGTCCACGGACCTTGTAGACTGCTGTTTGTGGGCACATCATTTTTACTAGTAGTTATATAAGTAGAATCTTCAGACGAATCTGCTTCGCCGCCTGTAAGAGGATCATAGTCGACTAATCTATAATAATCTCCATTATATTTTACTATATCATCTTCGTAATATGTTTGATAATCTGTCCATACTCCTTTATAGTTGGCAATGTATATTCCGTCACTTTCAGGAGCCCCGACTACTAATACACTGCCGTCTCGACTCATGGCCTGACTTTGGCCAAACATATCACCAGCTTTAATCAATTCTGCAAACTGATAGGATATCCATCTTGCTGTACCTGTACCTGAACCAACTCCAGTGGCTTTAAACGTTAGGCCGTCACCAGCTGCAGGATTATTACCGATAAGTTGAAAATTTGTAGTACCATAATCTTCAATTCTATAGATTTCACCTAGTTTAAAATTGCCAGCTGTGACCAAAGGATATATCGATCCCAGAATAGCTGTAGAGCTGTCTTGAAGAATTGGAAGAACATTTCCACTGTCAATCAAGGCAATGTTAGATGGTAATGAAACTTCAGTTACTGATTCATCTAGGACCTGCCAAGAATTGCTGGTAGATAAATCAAGTGATGTTCCGTCACCATAGGTATCTTCTAGTGCTTGATATATTCTTCCTTCATACCAAACTTTAGATCCTTGGCTGTAAATAGCACTAACGCTACTAGTATAAAGTCCTCGGTATTCAGGATCTCCCATCTGTTTCCAACCAACAGTCGCTGTGCTGATTAAGGTATGGGAACTTGAATCATCTATACCAAAATCTTTGAGATCAATTTCTGTTCCGGTTGTGGCGTTTACTACTGAAGTTGCCAATTGTATAACAGTATCTGTAATTCTTATTGCGTATAAGATTGTGTAATCTTCAGGTGGTGGAGGCGATGTAGCTAGAGATTTATCATCTCCGGCATATGTGCCGTTGAGATACCTCACAAGTTGGCCGGTAATATAATTATGATTTCTTGAAAACGTAATTGTATTCACTGCATAATTTACAGCACTGGTTCCATTAAACGTCAGAATCTGTGTTGTTGATCCTGCTGTTGTACCAGTATATTTGTAAAGATAAACTCTGCCTAGATCGTTAAGAGATCCAGGAGCAGAGATTGACATATAATAATTTGCGCCAGAAACTCCAATAGAGATACTCGATCCAAACTTTTCATTTGCTTCAATTCGAGGGCTAAGAATTGTATGTTGCAATTCCCATGCATTATTTTTTCGTTTGTATAGAACCACCATACCTTGTTTTACTGGTCCTAGCGATCCCGATGAATTGGCATAGACTACGTCAACCAGTTTCCAATCTTCATTTCTAAAATTCACAGACAATGTGTTCAGAGTATTGGTGCTGCCATCGCCGGGCTGTTGATCGTTAGTGGCTTCCCATAATTTTCCATTTTGCAACACTATATCGCCGGCACGATAAGATGCTGCTGGTATAAGTGGATCTATATAGCTGTCCTCATAAATTCCTTTGAATCTACTAGGTACTCCAGAAGCCAAAGGAGCTCCTACTGCTAACCAAACATTATCAGGACTGATAGCAATGGCATCTCCAAAACTATTTGCCGTTGTATTTGTAAATTCAGTTTCTGGTTGTAGTATTTCTTTTACAGATAATCCTGTGACAGTTTCTGAGTAAACCATTACAGAGTTGGCAGAGGGTATTCCTGTAATAACCTGTTTGAGGTTGTCAGCATATACCACAGCTCTTCCTGTATTTCTGGGATCAGTGGCTCCAAAATTGGTGATTGGTTTTTCAACGTACAGTCTTTGTTTTTCAACAACTTCCCAATTGCCTACAGTTGCGTCGGTGTTGTCGATCCATAACTTTGATCCTTGTTTTAACAGAGCTGCGGTTTGATCTCCAAGGTCTTGATAAGAATTAAATCTGGATTGTGTCAACTGATATATGTTGTATTGTATAGAACTTATATCTGGAGCACTTGGCACAGGACCGGGGCCGTCTTGGACACCAAAGGTATAATCAGTAACAGCTACAACTTTATAAAATCCGGTGAAATTTACAATGTCTTTTATGCCTACAATTTCATCTACTGTTAGTCCGTGTTTTCGACTCACAGTTACAGTAATTACGCTTGTGGTAGAATCTTTGACGATGTCTTCAATTATTAGGGCTGTGTTGAGGTTTAATCTCAACACTGTCCAAGATGCATTATCAAAGGTAATCCATATATGAGAATTTTCAACCAAAGACGAAATATCCAGTGATAATATGTCTTCTCTTGATCTTACAAATAATTCTATTTGATCTGTTTTAACGTATCCAGCATTTCTAGTAATTCCTTGATAGACGGTCAATGGATTGATGTCAACACTATAAGGAATCAAGGACCTAGTAAAGTTAGTTTGATTTACTCTTAGATATTTGTCCAATGAATTTTTAGAAATTGGTCCGTTAGTAATAACTATGGCCTGAGGATTTACTAGTAGATTATCTTTGACAATTTCAAATTCTATTTCGTTGAGTTGATCTATGCCTCCCAATCTACCAACATTAAATGCCCATTCTTCATCTAACACAATGCTGTCGGCAGTGATTCTGCTGAGCTTGTCAAAAACCTTGACCACAGCATTGGCTGTGCCTTTTTCTCTAATAAATCCTTGATACAATTTAAATTGAGTAACATTATCTTCTGCAAGATTTTGTAAATATTCTCTAGTTTGATATCCTATGAGGTGTCTTGCTAGTTCACGCTGACTGGCGCCGGCGCCGTCGGCATCTACATTATAGTAATCTTCAAACTGGCTGACTCTGACATCAAAATTGCTGATCAATCCTTTGGCAGGAGTTGTGTCTAATTTAGTCCAATTACTGTCTTTGAATTGAATAGCACCCTGTTGATTTACAAGGCTGGTCCAATTGTAAGATTTATAATTGACAATGTCACCTAGTTTGTAATCTGTGAAGGGTTGCCATATCTGTATATTGACATTGTCAAACAAGAATCCCGGACTAGTATAATCACCGTCCCAGTCAACTGTACGGAATCCGCGACTCTTTATACGTTCTTGACGATAGCCTGTTGGCTTGTCATATAACACATCATTAAAAACTGTACGATCATCAAAAATTGTTACGTGTTCTTTCAAAACAAAATAACATCTAAAAAAGTATATGCCGTCCGAGTCGTTGACAACATCTACCGTTATTTTTTTAAACTCTCTGTTGACATTTATAAATTCCACAGGCAAAATGGTTCCATCAACTTTTAAAATATTATAATCATAAAAGCTATCAAGCAGATTGTCAGCAACTCCGATATCAATATTCAACTCTATTTTTGCAGCAGCTGGACTTAACGTGATTAGTGAACTTTCGGCCCATTTATGTTTTGACCAAAACAACAACTCTTTTATCGATGTTATCCAATCTTTAGCCGATTCTAGATTTCCGTCATAGCCGGTGAACTCAAATCCCTGTGATTGTAGATATGCATCATACCCTATGATAAAATCTGCTATGTCTTGTAGAGATGAAAATACTGTGCCGTAAGGTAGTTCTTTTACTGCGGCACTGTTTACCGTTCTTCTTCTAAAAACTTCTACTGCACCTACTAACGGTAATTTTGCGATTCTTTGCCAAAATTGTGCGTCAAATTCTATGCCACTTGTGTGTGATTTAATACATCTGTAAAAAATATCAGATACTCTAATTATTGTTCCATTACCAAAAATCTTGTTGGCTTCCCAATCGATAAAATTTTCACTCACGCCGCCAACTGACAGCAAAGGATCATTGGCGCTTTTGACAGCTTCAAAATATTTAAAATAAGGTTCGCTGATGTCATAACCAAAAAGTTTGAAGCCGCTAGCTAGTTTTTCAACTACTACTGCACTGTAACTTGGACTGGAAATTGGTGCGCTGATATTAAAATTAATGTCATAATTTTCTTGAGGAAGAAAAATATTACTGGTGCTGGCGCTGGGATTTTTACTGTCTAAAATATATTTTTGTTGACTCTGATCTACAAATCCGCTTAATCTGGTAGATAAATTGACATCTAGATTGTCTATTTTCTTCTGAAGCACAGATTCAGTTAGTCCTCTTGACCTCAAATAATCTACAACATAATTTACAAGTCCAGAAGTTTGATTGCCTCCGGACGTCGGAATAACAATGTCCGAATTTTTAAAGAATAAATTTGTGTTTTTATTAACTGTTTGACCAATTTTGTTAACTTTGATTCTAGATTTATCAAGAGTTTCAATGATAAATTCATAAGGTCTCATTAGACATAGAGCCAGCATAATAACAAATGGATAATCACTACTGCTGCGCCAGGCATATTCCACCGGAGCTAGATCACCAAATTTAAATGTGCCTTTGTTGTTGTATAAAACAAAATTAGTAGCTGCTCCGGATTCAAATGGGCTTAATAGGTTGCCGTCACCGTCTACAGGAATATGATTTAGCAGAGTGGCTCTTTTATATCTATCATACGTTCCTACTCGAGGTCCTTGGCGAATTATACCACTTGCTAGATCTTCCCACAATAGTAAATTATTTTTTGTATACGGTGCAGCACCGTATTGATCTTCCCACCAACTAGGTTGTTGGCTAAATCCCAACATTTCCCAAGGACAACGATGTGGCCTATCAGTATCGTACAACCAGGTGTACACTCCTCTCCACCATCCGGGCAAATTTAGCTGACCGGTTGGGTCTCCCATATTTGAATAGGTATATGTGAAAGAATCTTCACTGTCAAAAAATGTGTTGGTCAGATAGTCTACATTTGTTTCACTAAACCATCTTAGGAATTCAGAACTAATCACGCTGTCTAATTCTTGTTTGGTATATGTAGATGATCCGTAGTATCCTCCAAGGATAGCATCTTGACTAAACAAATCTTCTGTGTATACTTGCTTGATGTTGTTGTAGATGCGTTTTTCTAATTCCAATAGCACATCATCTCTAAAATCACCGTAGGCCACTGTGATACTGCCATCATGTCCTTGGATAACATTAATTGGCGTCACATAAGTATCATCTAAAAACAAAGACGGAATAAAAGTTTTATATAGACCCAATTTTGAAGGAGTTGGTGGAATAAAACAGAAACTTGAAGAAACGTATTCTTTTATTTGAATAACATCTCCTTCTGCTAGAGATTTAGAAATACTAACAAATCCAAACGTATCATTGAATGTATAATCAATACCGTGTGTCAACTGCGTATTGTTGATATAGATATAAACTGCTGTTCTACTAAGTTGAGTTAAATTAAATTTTGTATTCAGTGCAAAGGTCGTGATTTCTGTGTCTTCTACAATGTATTCTTTGAGATTGTAGGCGCCACTACCTACCATGTCAGAATCTGCAAACGCATCTTTTTGTGTTTTAATTTTGGACATAGTGGCCAATATATCATCAACAAATTCAACAGGATCTAGATTGTATGTGGCAGTTTCAGCAAATTTAATAAAGTTATTTTTAAATTCTGTATAAGATTTTTTTGCAAATTGAATAGATTTAATAATGTTTACGTGCTTGTCGCACAGCAACATTATTGCTGTAGGTGTAATTCCCGAATGTTTTAAAAATCTTCGTGCTAGATTTTGATACCCAGTAAGATCTCTCAAATTGCTCACACCTGGATATGCACCGCTGAATTGTTCGAATAGGTCTATTGCTGTTGAAACATGGTCAACTGCCTGTCCTAGAGTAAATGTTTTTACTTCTCCGTTTAACGGATTTTTTTCAAGTCCTACTGGAATCTCATAATATCCTAGATGAGGATCTGCATCTGCAAAAACCTTAACTGTAACAATGTCATTTATTTTAAAACTATTAGGAAACGTAAAAATATTTTGATTTCTAGTGTAGCTTCCAGAATATTTTATTCCATTAATGTAGATTAAAATTTTGGAAATTTCACTGTCTTGAACGTCTGTCCATTTGATTCCATTGCTGACGATTCGTGTTGAAACTTCAGCAACTGTGGTACTGTAAATTACCGGCTGTAAATATGTTCGATCAGATTTAAGCCATCCGTTAGCATAACTTCCGGTATGTGTAAATTTGTAATAACCTTGTCTTATGGTTTTAAAAAATACTTCTTTACTAGAGTGATAATCAAATGTATCTACATCCCAATCAAAATTAAATTCAATATCCCCTACATTGTTGATGTTTAGATAACTTAGACTAAATCCTAATTCTTTATCAATAATACTGTTTCCGACTTTATAACTTACTAGTTTAGTTCCTAAGAAACTGCTAACAGGATATGTATCCATGTCTCCGTAACTGACACCATTATCATCAAATACATCAAATAATGGACTTTGATTTACTGCGGTTTTCTTTTGACTAGGGACCCAAGATGTACCAGTAAAGTGGTACATTATTCCTTTGTTTAGTAAACCTCGTCTAACAAACACTCCGTCACCAATGGTAGAAGTTGCGTCGACAGTTTCTACCAAATTGATTTGTCTGCGATTGTTGTGAATTATAAAGTTTACTGTATAAATTCTATTGTTGGCCAGTGTATCAGTATCTGCTGTGACCAATAGTCTAGCACCATTAAATAATTCTTCCCCGTCGACATTGTATCCAATACTGCCTTCTATGGTTGAAAAAACGTCAGTGGTAAAAGTATCAATAAAGTCAACTGGCGTTTTTGCTAGGCTACCGTGGTTGAATAACTGTAGGTTTGAAGAAAATTCAATAATAGGTCTTTTGGCTCGAGCTGTTTCAATTGAGTCAAACTCGCTGTTGTTGAGGGCGTGTGCTTGTTCTAGAACTGATCTGTGAAACCATCTATTGTATCTGCTCCAAGGATTTGAATCTTGACTAGCTCTATTAATTGTAATGTAGTCTTTTGATTCTGGATATGTGGCCGCATCATCAAAAGGCTCTGTATCAAATCCGCCGTCGTCAAACAACACTTCTAAACTTGTTGTGCTAAGAGTTGGAGGGGACAAGTCTTGAAATCTTATTAACCTAATAGATTCTCCAACACCTTCTATTACCCAAGTGTCTGTGGAATATTTTGTAGGCGTCACTTGACCAGAAAATCTAACTTTCATACCGTTGGTAAATGTAATAGCGTTACTACTGACATATGTGGCTTTGCCAACAACTTCATTAGTAATATCTATTTTGGTATTTGATTCAATATCAGCAATAAGGAACCTGCCAAATCTATTGATGTCTGTGGCGCTTTGATAAAACAACACATCAGGTGCATCGAAAGGCACAGTAAAAGTCAAGGTGCCATTGGTTGCGCCTTGACCGGTGATTCCTGTATTATAGTCTAATGCAGTGGCCTGACTAGCTGCTTCAACATATTCCCAATCCTGGCTGTCTTCATCTATGGTGCTTCCATCAGTGATTGCAATAAAAGTTTTGGCTTTCCATAACTTGTTGTTGAATACAGCAAATTGACCTTGTTGATATGGTAGATAAGGTTTGTAAACTAATGACCCTGTATCATAAGCAGTTTTAATAACAAAACCCTCACCCGGCGCATTGACTTGAAACTTGTATGTTTGTCCTCTATAGAGTGTGAGGGTGGGATTCAATGATAGTCCGTCTGGGAAGAATATCCAAGACGATCCTACTCCTAATCTTACTCTATATGTGCTGGTTATAGACTGTTGTTGTCCGAATATCGTGATAGGCGGGGGACCATCTGGTACCCAATAATATTCACGGAAATTTACAAACTTGTCCCAATCAATTGGTGGATTCCAAGAATAATGATCTTGATCTGTGATTAGATCATCTCTTTCTAGATGGTTACCAAAAAACTTTAATTGATTTTTAAAATCAATATAATCATAAAAATTTTCTACTTTATCTTTGTCTTTGACTGTGACGCCAGGTTCTAATTGATATCTACTTCTAAGAGTTGCATCTGTGTCTAAGTATACATCCGAACCATTATAAGTTTTACCGTATCTACGACCTACATAGCCAACTGTTTTAGATAATGTGCCAGGTTGAACCAATGGATCAACAACTGCAGACATAAATTTTGCATTGGTTTCGGTCTGAAAGACTTCTGGTAGGAGTTCTACAGTTCTACGAATCGGTAACTGACTTTGAGGGAAAATATCTTTTGCCATAATCTTATTGTGTTGAGTTTACTATAGATGCTACTTCTGCACGTATTTCAACCGCGGTAATTGCTGTAACAATCACGATATCATCTACTGTTGCGCCGCTGATAAAAATTTCTTCTGGTTGACTTTGTATTTCAAATAGACTACCGAATGTTTGATCTGGTTGTCTAGGTACAATCACAAGATTACTGACGTCCGGTGCAACTTCGTTAGTGATGTATGTAATTAATTCTCCTAGGTAAAATCTGTCTCCAAAATCCCAATTGTTAATATCAAAGAAACTGGTGATTGCAGTGACTATTCTTACCTTTAGATCATTGTCGTTAATTGTTTTATAGGGATTTTTAACTACTTTGAATTGTGCTTGAAGTTTAGGATCTGCCGTGCTTCCAAATAAAATTTTGTAATTCACAGGATGATAGATTAGTTCATCACTAATAGATTTAATTAAATTCAACTGTTTACCAAATGCTATTCTCAATGCGTCACTGGTCGGAACTTCGGGTTGGCTTATGGCGCCCGATATATACTTTCTAAATTCAGTATCGTAGGTTCTTGTTAAAAGAAAAATATCCATTATATTACTTACACTAGGATCTATTCTTCGATCAATGTTGGCATTGTGAATATATTGAAATTTGAGGTCTGCTCGACCTATCACTGCTTTGTAATCAGATTCGATTATCAATGTGTTAGTGCCTAGATCAACACGCTTTATTCTGTTTTCATTACTGGCATAAAAATAAATTAATTGACCGTTGGCATAATCAGAAATAATGATATTACTTTCAGTTTGTCTAATTAGGATAGTGTCATTGACGTTATCAACATAAGAGTAGGTTGTGTACCCGGAAGCATCTGTTGTTTTATAAAAAAACAAGTATTTTAGATCTAGATCTTGGCCAACTATCTGTTCAAACGAATCAGGATTGTCAATAACGCCATCGTCGTCACTATCAGCAAATGACAGTTTTATTTCATTGGCGCTTTGATAACCATCTTCAAATTTAATTACATCACTAACTTCAAATGTTTTGTCATTTTTTAATGCAGTAATCAACCCATTGTCGGCATTGATGCCAAGAATGTTAACTTTGTCTTTAACTGCTTTTCCAGTTTTTCTATCAAAGGTTTTTTGATTTACATCAAAATAAAATCTGTTCTGTTCTAGACTTCTAAAAATATAATCTAGTCCTCTAATTCTTACATTGTAACTGTCTGCTTGTCTAACAAACGCTATAATCCAGGCAGTGTCTAGATTACTGTTAGTAGTGTCTCCAGCACGACCTAGACTGAAATCATTTAATAGATCAATGTTTGCAGATGTAATAATTTTCCAAGAACTTTCTATAGACTCATATCTTAGGCCAAAATTCACATTTAAACTGATGAGATTGGTCATTTCATTTTCTAGAGCCGTTGGCAAGTTGTTGATGAATCTAGGAACGATCCGTGTTGCAATTGCTCCGCTAGGTACAACATCATTAAACACAATAGGGCCAAGTCCGTTGGCTAATACTCCGCGGCCGGCGTTAGTTCCATCTCCTGTAATCTTAACAACCTTGACCCAAATTCTATCTGTTTGTTCTACATCTGTTGCACTGATGTTGACAATTGCACCCTTTTTAAAGGCCTTACCTGCAGGAGGTTCAAATTTAATTAGTGCTCCCGCAAACACATATTTCAAAGAGTTAGTGGTATATGTTCCAACTTTGAACAATGATTGATCTATGTTGTTGATAAAATAACCTGTGGATGAATTTACATCGTTAGTAGTTTGAGCCCAAAGTGTATTTGAATCTGTAAATTGTATTTTAGTGAAATTTGTTAGATAAAAATTATACACATCCGTGTTGGTCAACAGGGGTTCTATATTGTTTCTAATATAATTTATAATGTCAATTCTATTAGTATACTTAAAAGACTCTGTTCTTTCTGTTTGTTCTTTGTATATTACTCCATCGTCTGCGAAAACATTTACACTTGAGTATTTTCCGCTGGCATCTATTACATCAAAATTTCTACTAATGCCGCTGCTGGTTCGATTAATAGCTTTGACCTTTAAAATATCTTGGCTGCTAGACAATGGAGCTAGATTATAATCTTCTCCGGTGATCATGCGATTCTGTGTGTAATAAATTGCAGGAGCGCGAGATTTGATACTGTCAATGTCTTCTGAAGCTGTTGCAGTGCTGATGGTATATTTCAAACTACAACTAATTAATAGTTCGTGTCTCACTCCTGCTTTGTTTATATAAGGCACAGAGATATTAATTGCTCGCATTTCAGCGGGACTAACTGTGTAACTTAGCCCGTTGCTAACTCTATAATAGGCTTTGAAAGCGCCTTGGGGCAAGTTGCCATAGGTACCATCTGCAAATACCAAATCAATTTTATCATCTTCTTTGGTAATCACACTATAGATATTTCTTATGTTTGAATTGATACTGTTGTAGGCAATGTTGCTGCCTGTAATACTACTGACTTTGGTCCATTCAGATGCCTGTGTACCGTCTGAATTTGTGGCAAACAACCAAACATCTGAATCATTAATTCCAGTAACATCAACAGAAACCACTTCGTTGGTAGTAGGAACATCAACGCTAAAATCAGTTAATTCTAGACTGCCCTGTTTCAACAACATAAAAAATCCAGTGTTAGCACTAGCACTGCCTTTGCCGTCTTGTCTATAGATAAATCCCAATTGACTGCCCGGAATAGGCGGTTCTTCATAATAATCTTCTGCGCCAACAAAGCTGGTACTTACCAATTCAAACGGCATCTTTCTACTGGCTACTATTTTTTCAAAGTTAAAAATTGGTACATCTGTAAAATTAGATCTAAATCTATACTGTTGTGAGTCAATGCCTTGAATTGTGTCTGTACCTTGGCTTCTACCAAATTCAGTGTTGTCTGCCATTGCAGAATTCATAACTAGAATAAATTGCTCTAGCCAATTTGAATTAGTAGGGTCATTCCATATGATTGTTTGGCTGGCAAGATTCTTGTTGTTGCTGTCTAATACCCCTTCAGTGGTAGACACTGTGTCAAATTTAATTAGGCCTTGTGCAGGAATATTTCTTCTGCTGTTGTAAGAAATCAGTCGTGCCAGTCTCAACACAGATTCTTTGGTTTCAGCTAGTTCTAAAAAGTTTTCTCTGCTGGCTAGATCAGTACGGAAGGCCAAACTCTGCCCTAAAAACGCTACTGCATCTATCAGTGCTAGATATTCTGAACTTTCAATGTAATCGTTGAAATCTTCTGGATAATTTTCACGGAGATAGGTAATAATAACTCTACGCAGATTTTCAAAATCATAGCTTTTAAAGTCAGCATTTTTAAAGGTCTGATAAATTCTTTTCCAGTCCTGGTTTAAAATTAAATTGTTCTGTCGAGACGTAGTGGTCATTTTCTTTCCCTATACTGATATTTATCGTAAAAATAAAATGCGCATTTTATGTTATTGTGTTATCTCTATCAAAATTCAAACGTAGTGTATCGGTTATATCAAATGGAAGGATTACTATTTCTGCTTCTATACGTATACCTTGTTGAGTACTGTCTATGGACACTGAGTTTACTTTTACACGTTTATCAAAATTAATAATTTCTTCAACATCTTTGGCAATTGCCGATTTTATTTCTGGGGTGAAATTCTCAAATAGTGTATCCCAGATAATTGTTCCAAATTTGGGGTTTTCTAGTTTTTCACCTTTTCTAATATAGAAATGGTTGATAAGATCTTGTTTGATCAATTCTGCATCGTATAACTTGTAGTTTCGTTTGAATTCTTTAGAACTAAATCCCTTGTATCGAAAGTTGCCAGAATTTGCATTTCCTATGCTGGCTTTGTTTTTTGCAATGACTTTGTTAGTGTATATTTTTGCCATAATTTATTTCCTTAGAACGGAGTATCGCTTGGTTTTTTATATTTGCGCCAATCAACTGGTGGGGTTCTCATACTAGAACTTTCTCCCTCGTAGCGGCCATCTACGTCTCGATCTGTTAGACTTGGTTTGACTTTTGTAGCATCTAGATTTTCGTGGAAGGGGTACGGTTCAGCTGTGGGCATTCTTCTCACTATAACTTTTTTATCCACATCGTCTTCGTTAGGTGCAGGAAGATCCGGAAGGCTATGTGTCTTTAATATTTTTGGTAACACTGCTTGAGCTGCACTTCCGGGTGCGGCAGCTGCGGCAGCTGCGGCAGCTGTTGGTCCGTTCATGTGAATCTGAGAAGCAGTTTCTATATGTTGTCCTGACGAATTTATGTGAAGGGTTCCGCCGGTTGTTACTTTTCTGTCGCCTGTAACTGTATGATCTAAACTTCCATTGTGAGATATTTTTATATTTCCATTAATAGTAACATCCGTATTTCCACCATTAGAATTTTTAACTGTTCCGCCTTGACTTGCAAAATTTTCATTAACTGAATTATAAACTGTATGCGTAAAATTTTGTTGATAAACTTTATCTACATTTTCTTTTACATTATGCTTATAAGTTTTATCGTAAGTTTTATCAACATCCATTTTAATGTGTATTTTTTGATTAGCATCTACAATTAAAATGTGATCTTTTATCACATGGGTATGCATTTCTCCGTTTACTTTGATATTAAAATTACGGCCTGCTTCCATATTAATATCACGATCGGCAACAAAATTAAAATCTTGTTTGGTTCTAATATTAATACTGTCCTCAGCATAGATGTCAATTTTACCGTCGCTGGTAAATTCAATCCAGGCTGTGCCTCTACTGTTTCCGATATAAATCAAATCTTCACTATTATGGAATAACAGTTGATGTCCTGTTCTAGTCCTAATTCTAAAATGTTCGTTGTAGGGAATATCTTTTAGTCCTTCGGGATTTTTTACATAGGTAGGAGATCCGTCAGTAGGTTTTGTTTCTCTATAGTATCTATCATCGCCGTCATCCATGACAAAATGTGTTCCGCCAAGTCTTTGAACTGGGACCGGAACTGGCGTAGGACTTTCTCTATTTCCCAAAAACTTTTTCTTGCCGTTTCTATCTACAGGCCCAGGACTGCTCATTCCGAACACCATGTTTGGCACATCTCGTCTTGATGTAGAAGTAGTAGTGCCTCTTACTTCATCTCTAGTTAGTCCTTGGATTTTAAATCGTCTAGCGATAGGATGTACAGCTCTAGGTATTTTATCAATTTCTAAATTCTTGTCACCTTCATTGGCTTTTCTATTGTGTTCAACTACCGGCAACGGATGTTCTGCTTGCTTGTAGTCTTCATCTGTTTTATATACAGTAGTTCCGCCAATAGCAGGGACCATGTGATTTTGAAATTTATCTTGAACATTTGCCACCCAATATCCCTGATCTGGTTTTCCGTCTATGAAAAGCACAATGCCAGTTACACCAGTGTCAGGAGGAACGCCCCAGAATCCATAGCTCATCTGGGCATCATCTGCTGTGACATTTTGTCCAGTAAACTCAAAAGGTGTGCATCCATAAAACGGGCTGGCATATTTTACAAAATAGGTTTGGCTTTCATTACCTACTTGATTTCCAGAATCTCTAATAAGCACAACTTCGAGCCCGCCTTGAAACAACAAATCTGCATGACCTATTATTTTGGCCAAATAAGGAGCACCGGTAAGACTACCCTGTGAATTTTCTCGTTGGTCTTCTCTTTTTTCAATCATATTGCGCTTCCGGGATTGTTTATGTACGTTCCGCTATCTGGTTCCGGTTTATCTGTCGTTGTTGGAAAAACACCGCCACCACTACCACCTTGATCTTGAGCAGGAATTCTAAAACCTGATATTACCTGTGTGAATAAATTTCCTTTAAATCTAGCTTCTGCTTTTGTAACCTTAAACAATCCGCTAAACGGACTGGGACTTTGACCTTCGGGAAAATAATAGCCGCCGGGAAAATTTGCTGCTGCGGCTCCGGCATCTGGATCTGCGGGAGTTCTAAAATTTACCACCACCCAAATATCAGTGGCTTCGTGATTCATGGTTCCATTTTCAGTTACTTGATCATCACTATCACTATGAAAATTACTGTATCCAACTTCAGGAAGGAAATAAGGATCACCTAAAATTTCTAAATCTAAATTAACTTGATTTCCCACACTATTTAGATAGGCCATATAAAATTCATTGGCAATTTTTTGTTCGGTACTGGTTTGACCCGATCCACCTTTAAACGGAAGATTTCCCGTGACCATATCAAATTTTGCAGGAGCAGCATTTCCTCCCACTGACGGAGCTGCGGCTCCTTCGGCTTGTTTGCTGGACATCTTGGGGCCGGTTACTGATCGACCTGTAGAATCACTAGCAACTCCGCCAGAGTCTTCAACCTTGTTGGGATCTATGGCTGTGAACAACATATTTTTAATGTCAATGTTGAATTTAATGATATCTGTGTTTAGACCAGTGTATATGTAGTTGTATTCTTTTTGTGCGGCTTTTTTGCAGCCTGCTATTCCTTTACTTGTGCCTTCTGGCGATAGGTAAGCACTGTGATGTATTTTATAAGGCTGCACTCTAAAAGTAATATCTTTAGCATAATCCTTAAGTTTAGGATCAAATTGTTTCTCAAAAAGTTTAACATCAACATCAGTTTTCCACCAAGTTACACGGCCTTGATCATCAATTAGGTCTTCCTTGGTTACTCGATCTCTAGCTTCTTTGGTGCTGAGAACAACCTGATCAATGATGTTTGTGATACTGGTATCTTGACTAAATTGCAGAGACTTTTCTTTGGGATTGATAGACATTTTTCCTCTAATGATTTTTCCGCTGGCTTCATCGTAGATGTCTCCTGCACGTTTGGGTTTTTCAGTTCCGCCTTGGCTTTCTGGTGTAAACTCTAGATCATTGCCGGGGCCGCGGCCATAGGGATTATCTCCTACAAATACAATATTGTATTTGTCCTCATAGGTTTTTTTCTTATCTTTTACTAGTTGATTTTCGCGTTTATTTAAAAAGGATACCAAACTATATTCAGGATGATCAACTAGTACTTCGTTACTGTTTTTGCCTACAAGTTTTACGTCGTTGAAAACCTTGTTCATCTGCTCCGATAGTGCCACATGATTATAGGGGAAGCATTCTATCTTGTAGGTACTGCCAGCTTCATTGACTGTAAAATTTGCATTCATTAATTTTACCAACCAATTAAACGGACCCACAGTCATAGTGGAACTGGGGCCTGTCCAACCTTGAAATTCCAGTCTCAATACATAGGCGGCATTCTCAAGATAGCTTTTGTATCCCGAATTTATTGCGGCCGCCTGACAGCTTTGAAGAAATAGTCCCATACTATAAGGTTCAAATAGTTCAAATTCAAGTTTTGACCAAGGTCCCGACCCTGTGCCTTTAGTAGGCACTACAAAATTTGTTATTGAAACATTGTCAATGTAATATTCAGGAGCACCGTAGGCTGTTTGTACTCTTGCAGCACCGTCTCGACCTCCACTTGATACAATGACATTAGGTAATGGGCCGCTGCGATAAGATTGAGAATTTAGCTGTGCTGGACTAGCACAAGAAAATGTAAACAAACAATTGTATGAGGTAAATTGTTCTAAGATATTAGGTAACGCCATAATTAATTTCCAGCAGTGGTTGACAAGGCAGCATCAATATTGGCTCTAGCTGGACAAAAAATTGTAGTTCCGGGAGAAAAATCGTAGATGGGATCTTTTAGTATTGATCTGTTTCTTTGTGCAAACACCCACCATAATTTTGCATCCTGATAAAGATCAAATGCCAATAGATCTGGGCGGTGTCTGTATTGATTTTCAATGACATATTTGAAATCATCATCGGAAGTTGGAATTGTTCTTAGAGTCAATAATTCCAAGTAAAGTGTATTTTGTTTGGTAATATACCAGGGACTAGTTTTTTTATAAATTGCCATATATTAGAAAGGAATGTTGCCGCCGTTTTTGGCATACGATTGGAAATCAAATCCTCTTTGAGAACTTTTACTGTATACAGGTTGGCAGGTAATTTGTATGGTGCTTAATCTAGGTACAGATGAACCAGCTGCAAGTATATAGTGAACATCATCTTTGAAATCAACCTGAAAAGATTTTATTACTACGGGAATATCTTTTAAAACTGCACCATATCCCGACAAGGTACAAATAGGAGGAGGATTTCCTTGAAAAGAACTTTTGCCATAAAACATTTTGGTAAGGCCACGACCTAGAGCAATGGTACGCAACCAATTAGCAGCGTCTTCTTCGGTTTCAACTGGAAACTCTCCGCTGATTGAAATATCGTCCGAAGTGCTGTTTTTATAAACAGGGTGTGGAAAATTTGCGTGGACTAACTCTTGATTGTTGTAGTTTGCTTTGTTTGATAAACTAAATGTTGGTGTTGTTGGAAAAACTAGTTCTCCAAATACTGAATAAATTTTTATACGCCAATCACCTTCCTTACCGGGATATACCTGCACCACTGAAGCTTCTTCGCCTAGTGCTAGAGTGGCTGTACTGGGAATATTTTTTGCTCTAGCGGCACTGATCAAATCAAGTCCTATACTTGCCAATGCGGCAGCAGTTTGTTGTCCTGCACCGTTCAATAATCCAGTGGCTAATCCAGCAACACTACCGCCTGATGCGATGTTCTCAATAACACCTCGACCAGCTGTGGCAAAACTACCTGCAACTCCTGACAGTGATGTCAAACCATTTTGTGCAAAATTTTGCACAGTTCCGGATAAATTACTAACACTAGATGAATTTAATTTGCCAGTGATACCATTCAAGCTGCTGCCAAAACCACCACTTAGTCTATTGACAGTGGCATCTAGATGTTGTTTGTCAAAATTTACACTAGGCATACTGAAATTGCCAGCAGACTGATTTGCAGCATTGGCTAGATTACCAAGACTACTGCCGATGCTTGATGCTAGATTTTTAATAGGGTTTATAGACAATGACATAATTAATATCCGTTTTGTCTATTTATTCTTTGTAAAATGTGCTATTATATTACTAAAAGGAATAACACTTAATGACTATCATTGTCCAGCCACCCAAGATCAAATACCTTACCAACAAGGATTTGCTCCGAGAAATACATCTTAGTAAAAATACCTATTGTAGTTTTACTCTGCCCGAATACAGCGAATACGATCTTATTGTTGTTAATCTTGCAAAAATCAATGTGAGAACTGTAGCAGAAGCCAAAAGAAACAGAGCTGTAAAAATGGCCAAACAGGCTCACGAGGCGGCAGTAATTGCCGGGGGTAAAAAAATATCCATTAAAGAATTTGAAGTAGACTATCGCAAGGTGCAAAAGCAAGATTTAGTATTTCGCGTGATGACTTTTGATCATATTCCGCTGGCGCCGGGGCGCAAAAAGACTCTAAAGAATACTGCTGACAGTCACGACAAAGTTAACTTTCCTCCTTTTCAGCACTGGAAATTTGATGACAACGACAATTTAATCTGTGTAGGAAAAAGCCATTGGAAAGGTGGATTACTCGATGGCGAGTTCAACAAAGAACACGGACAAATGACTAACAATCTAGCTCGTATGTTTATAAAACTATGTGAAAGATATGCCACTCGTGGCAATGTTAGAGGATATACTTACAACGACGAAATGCGTGGGCAGGCCATCTTACAGCTAACGCAGATTGGCTTACAGTTTGATGAATCAAAATCAGACAATCCTTTTGCCTACTACACTGCGGCTGTTACTAACTCATTTGTTAGAATCATTAATATTGAAAAACGCAATCAAAATATTCGAGATGATATTCTAGAAATGAATGGAATGAATCCAAGCTGGACTCGACAGAATAGTGGAAACGGAGTCAGTGGGGCTGTTAGTACCAGTTCAGTGGATGGCAGTGATTGGGATTGACCTAGTTGTTGTAGATGTGTTACAATAACTAAGGAGATTCTATGAACCTATTTAAAAAAGTAGCTTGTTTTACTGACATACATTTTGGCCTAAAAGGTGGTAGTCGCACACACAATCAAGATTGCGAAGATTTTGTTTCTTGGTTTTGTGATACTGCTCAAGCACAGGGTTGTGAAACTGCTATCTTTCTAGGTGACTGGCACCACAATCGTAGTACTACAGATGTTAGTACTATGAATTATACTGTCAGCAACTTAGAGAAGTTGAGTCAATCATTTGAGAAAGTCTATTTCATCTTAGGCAATCACGATCTGTTCTACAAAGACAAACGTGAGATTAACTCCGTAGAGTTTATGCGCCTGTTTCCTAATATTATTCCGATTAGAGAAACGCTAACGCTAGGCGATGTTACTATTATGCCTTGGCTGGTTGCCGATGAGTGGCGGGACATTCCTAACATCAAAAGCAGATATATGTTTGGACATTTGGAACTGCCTAGCTTTTATATGAATGCCATGATACAGATGCCAGATCATGGCACAATTCAGTCTGGGCATTTTGTAAATCAGGAATATGTGTTTACAGGACACTTTCACAAACGTCAACACAGTAGAAACATACATTATATCGGTAATGCGTTTCCTCACAACTATGCCGATGCAGGCGATGACGATCGTGGTATGATGATGCTAGAGTGGGGTGGAGAGCCTGAGTTTAAGTCTTGGCCTAGTCAGCCTACCTTTAGAACATATAAACTGAGTCAGATCATTGACAAACCAGATCAATTGCTACGAGAACGTATGCACTGTCGTGTGACTATTGATTTGCCTCTCAGTTTTGAAGAAGCCAATTTCATCAAAGAAACATTTATGCCGCAGTACAAACTGCGAGAACTCATGTTAATTCCGGAAAAAGTTGAAGTTGATGCTAACTCAACTCCGATTGATATCAACTTTGAAAGTGTAGACACCATTGTGATGAATCAGATAAACGCCATTGACAGCGATACCTTTGAAAAGAGTCTGCTGTTGGAGATATATAACGACCTATGATTAAGATACAGAATTTAACCGTGCGTAATTTCATGAGCGTAGGCGCACAAACACAGGCCATTGATTTTGATCGAGGACAACTTACATTAGTCTTAGGCGAGAATCTTGATCTAGGTGGTGACGATAGCGGTGCTCGAAATGGCACAGGCAAGACCACAATCATCAACGGCCTGAGTTATGCTATCTATGGCAATGCATTAACCAACATCAAGAAAGATAATCTTGTAAACAAAATCAACAACAAAGGCATGTTGGTTACCATGAGTTTTGAAAAAGACGGAGTGGACTATCATATTGAACGTGGTCGTAAGCCCAACGTTTTAAAGTTTACTGTCAATGGACGAGAACAAGAAAATCTAGATCAAGACGAAAGTCAAGGTGACAGCAGAGAAACACAAAAAGCTATAGAAGATGTGTTTGGTATGACTCATGACATGTTCAAACATCTTGTGGC